CCATAGGGGGTGTGTTTTTCACGACCCCCTCCCCCGGTATCTCAAAAGAGATCCTAGGGTTGGGCATCTCAATAATTTTGAATTCAAACTTGTATGAATTCAAAATTATTCATTAATGTGAATTATAAATTACATTTACAAACCATACATAGATGGTTGCGGTTGAATGAAAATTAATTTATTCGCATTTAATCATTTTCATTTACAATGACAATGAACAACGATGATTGACAATGATTGACAATGATTGATGAATGATAAGATTCGTATGAGCGAATGTGATTCATTGCTTATATGAATCTTATCATTCATCAATCAACATGCATCATGTGTCACGCATGTTATCATGTTTGCCATCACATATGTTGTTGACAAGTAACACGATGTAATTATGTCATGCAATCATGTCATGCAATCATACCATGCAATCAAGTCATGCTATTCATTCGAGGCAGCAGATAGAACTTCACGCCATGATGGACGTTTGGCTAATGTGTACACACCCAAAGGATCATGAGCAAAGAGATCTCGAATCATTCGAGCATACTCGATGGCTTGATCCTCATCAGACATATTGTCATAACCCATGAACATTTGGCTAACTAGACCACATGTATCATAGCCCATAGCAATGTCTAGATGCATCCATCCTTCAAAATCAACGAATGGATTGATAGGATTGTCCACTGTGGTTACCAATACATCATGCCTAAGACATGCTTGCTCTAGTGGTGATAATGTCATACTTCATCACTTCCCAAGATTCTCAGACAATGTCGAAGTTGAAATACCCAAAGCATCTGCAACTTCTGCGTTGGTGTAGCCAGCATTCATGAGCGATTTCGCTCTAGCAATAGCCCAAGAAGGAAGCTTTTCTTTCTTTCTCGGAGTAGCCAGTTCTCGAACTCGATCAGGATCGGCGTATTGCAGTATCTCACGAAGACGATTTGCTGAGATGGCCCTTGCTTGAATTGCCTCCCAGTCTCGATCCGTAAGCTCCACCCTCTTGGATTGAATACCAACAATAGCTCTAGCTCGTTTGAGTTCTTTTTGTCCAGCTTTCTTCAGATCTTCCTTGTCGTAATCAGGATGATCTTCCTTGATAGCACGGAGCCTCTCATTGGCTATGACCTGGGCCTTTCGTTCCAGGGGCTGGTTCTTCTTGGCTTCGTTGAGCTGGGCTACCATCTTCTTAACTTCAGGGGCGTATTGTTTTCTAGCCTGGGGGTCCACTTTGAAAGGCTCCGCCTGGAGGTAGGCCTTTCGAGATTGGTTACCCAAATCTTTCATGCCGTTAGAGTAACGAGCATAAATAGATTCCATCAAAGTACCAGAAGAAAGTTCCCTAGCATCCTTGGCCTCGGCGAGTTTCGTAGACTTCGTAATGTTGGGGACTGTTTCATAACGAACAACCTCACCCTTCGAATTACGAACCGCTCGATGATGAGATTCACCGGTAAGTTCATAACGTTTCTCACCGGTCTCAGGATCGATCGGGCCACCATTCTTCATGGATCGGGGCTTGCGCTCCGGAAGACGAACCACACCCTTAGCCCTTGAAACAAGAGTAGAAGCTCCACCACTTTGGAACTTTTCCTTGAGGGCCTTAATGTTATTATCCGTCTCGGATTGTTTCCAATCAAGCTTATGCTTTTCGGAATCAATCACCACCATGGAGTGACGAACTGCACGAACCAATTCATCGGGACGAGCGCCTTGGATTGTCATATCAGTAATCAGATTGGATACGATACCCATCTGACGCTGCTTCATCTCAGGAGAAATCAAACGCTTGTCATTGGGCTTGATGTCTTTTGGCAAAGCGTACGATTCCTTAGGATCGAATCCTTGAAGCCCCTTCAATGGGGCAGCGTTCTTGATCTGACCACTTTTATTCGGAATTACCTGTACGGTATCTCCATCAAAGTCAGCACCTGATAGACGTTCGGCTACTTTGGAATTAATGCCGACTGCATCTTTTGCATTGCCGATGTATTTGAGACCTTCCTTGTTTCGATTGTTCACCACAAGTTCAGGCATCTCAAATCGACCAGCGTGTGGATATCGAACCAGCATCACCTTCTCGCCGTTTCGGTAGTTCGGCGCATAGATCTCACGATCACTCAACGAATTAATCGGAAGGATAACATGAGACTTCTGACGTGGGACAGCGGCGGCTTTCAAAGAAACGGCAGCAGAATCGCACTCATCGGCAAACTCTTGAAGAAGCTTTTGCTTGACTACTGGATTGGTCAACGATTTGATTTCTTTCAGATTCAATCGAGAACGATCCAGAGCAATGCCAAGTTGTTGAGAAGCAAACGAAGGTTCCTGCTTGGAAAGCATCTGAGATGGTAGATTCTTAGACCAACCATCCCAATCGCCTTCGGTATTCAAAATATTCAAAGACGATTGTTTCCTCTTGCCGGTCTTTGGATCCACATAAGTAGGTTGCAAACGAACGGCTGCCTTGAACGGGTTCTCCGTATCGATGACTTCTGTTCCGTTGGCAGACTTGATAGTCTGCATCTTCTTCAGAACATCCATCTTCGGAGTGCCCTTGTGCTTGTTGGTGCAGAAGGCCACATCGACGCCAGGAGGGAACGACCGAGGATCGCCAACGAGCGCCATGCCTTTGAGGTAGTGAGTGCCATCGACAGCGATTCGAACCTGAGCGTAACGTTTACCATCCGGCAACTGAAGATCAGGAGCCTTGGGATTGATCAGCATCACGCCATCTCGTTCGACTCCCTTGAATCCGGCAAACTTGTCTTCAGCATACACTATCTTGACTCGCTTGCTATCAATTGAGACTGGAGGCTTCAGTGCGCCGGAAGATCCTTCTGGAATATCATCAAGGTTCTTCGCCAAAGAAGCAATACGCTCACGATGAGCATACAGACCTTCGGGACCTGAAACCTTGACGCCGGGAGCGGTCAACAGCTTAAGGGTCGTCTTCTGGCCAGGACCAGTGCCGAGCTGATTCTCATACATGTAGTGGACTTCGTAACCCTTATCGACCGCCATCTGCACTGCGACCTTGAGCTTATCGGCAGAAGTTCCCAGATATAATTCTGAGGATTTACCGATATCAAGACCACCGTTCTTCGGAACTGAAGCCATGAGCTTTTCTGAGATATCGGTGGCGATGTCCTTACGAACTTCACGACCATCTTTGAGCCAGCCACGGACTGTCGATTCGGAACGTCCAAGCTCTTTGCCGATGGCTGTGGCACCCCAACCTTGCTTCTGAAGATTCAGCGCTCGGTTGCGAGTATAGTTCTCGGCTTCATTCCATGCCATGGAATATCGTGCTCGGTACTCGGTTGTAGTCATGCCTAAAGATCTAGCGATCTCAGTGGAATTAGTGATTCCTTGCTCCTTGAGCCGAGCCACTTGACCCAGCAAGCCATTTGCTCTGGTCAAGGAATCTTCATCACCGGAACCCCATTTATACCGTCCGGAATGCGGAGTGGCGCCCTGATGTGGGGTACCGTAATGCTCGAAGTCATACAACGACTCGTCATCACCAGAATATGACTCTTCAGCCATAATCCGCTCCTTTCTAGAAGATCAATTTATTAGCTTTCGCTTCGGCGCGAAGTTCACGAATCATCTTATCATCATGAACGATAAGATTCATAATGTCCTTGATGGTTTCCGGATCGGTAAACTCTTCAATGCGAACTTCATCATTCTGATAGAGTCGGCATTCGAAATTGATGTCATCCGGTTTGATGCTGTACTCGAGACAGAACAGAGCACAATACACATGCAGCTGTCCGAACTCGAGCACATCCTTCTGACCGGTTTTGAGATCAAACACGCGAAGCAGTTTCTTCTTGGGATCAAAACCGATGAGGTCGGCAGTCCCGAAACAATACTCGCTGTAATAGAGCACCACTTCTGGACTCATGTTATATCCGAGACCGTCATTGATGAACTCGTTGATGGTCTCATGATTACGCGGCATCTTTCGGCCCATCCTATTCGCAAACTCGGCGAAGGCGTGAAGCTGTGTGCCACGTTCCTTCATGAGATTGGAATAGAAGATATCCTTGAAATGATCATCGTCGTAGTTAAGCCAGACATGATGGCTGGCGCTCAGATATGCGTGCTTGCCTTCAAGGTCAGTATGCTGATTGAACGTGAATGCCATGTGAACTCCTAAAATGAAAAGCCGTGATTCCCTAGGCTTTGGATAGATATCGCTTGACTTGGTCCACTACATCGTCTTCATTCGAAGGATCGACGAATGAAGCGAAGCCGCCATCATCGTTGATCTTCTGAACGAAGTGATCCTGATTCGGTCGATGAGATGCGGTGGCTGAGCGTTTGACTTCCAATGAAGCGAATCGGCCATGCGAAAGGATCAAGAGATCCGGAATGCCTTGTACTTGGTTCGCATCGGCTTTCATGACAATGGATCCTGGAATCTCTGTCCTCAAGCGTTTGACCAGTTTGCGCTGGAAGTCTCGCTCTAAAACCATGGAAAACCTCCGACCGTAAAATACGGGAGATACCTGTAGTTATATGTATATTCTATCCATTATGGGAAATGTACGAGACGATGTTTGTGCACATTTGTGCACAACGATCTAGATGTATTCAGCAACGAAGTTATCAGACCATATGCCCCTTCCACACAACAGATCTCGCAACGAAGAAAGACTAAACCCTTTCTTGATGCTTGCTTCATAGATGTTCGGAAATACTTCCGAAGTGCCGTATCGAAGCGTGGCGATCTTAATCGGATGATCCTGGTACTTCCGAACTGGATGCAACGGTACCACATGCATCCATCCGATCTTGATGATCTCATCGCCGTTATGCTCGACGAGTTCGCGCTTGGCGTCCTCCAGCTGCATTCCGGCATAGTAACTATAGTCGTCGATGTCCTGGCAGATATGATCATCTTCCATGACACGCATGGGCTGTTCGAATATTGGTTCGCGAAAACGCATAGTTCCTCCTAATACACTCGATGGGCATCGGTAATGTACACGTGTACAAGACGTCGACACTTCACGCAGTAGACGATATGCAACAGCAAGCGAACGCCGTTCAAATCGATGTGACTCGGGGCATCATCCCGAATGACCGGTGCGGTCACTTCCCAGCTCTCTCGGTCATGGTTGCAATTGATCCCCTCTGTCGACATTTGCTGTGCGATCTGTCGGATGGCATCGGCATCGACGTGAGGAATCTTATCGAGCGGTACCATGAGTTTGGTTCGCTTTCGACATCCGGAACAATAACACGCCAGAACGAAATCGTTCATGGAAAAATTACGACGTTCCTGAGGTGTGAGTTCATCCGGATCGATCTTCGGGATACTGATGCATACCGGAGTCCCGGGTTGACATCTGCACCCTATCATGTCGTGAGCGATTTCGTAAATAGTTTCTCGATCGCCATCGAGGATGAAATAAGTCATGACGGTTCCTTTCTGCAAAAAAGTGGTTTTCAAATGTGTACAATTTGTGTGACATAGGTTATACTTTATCTATTTTTATATTATAATGATTATATTTTTTTTTTCACCGGAATAGGAAGTAAGTCACAGAAATTGTACACACAGAAAAACACCCTCAAAACCCCAAAAACGTTGAAATTCCAACGTTTTCAGGCCCTAAAAGACGTTTTCAAATGTGTACAATTTGTGTGACAAAACTGATTTTTGTGTACAATTTGTGTGACAAAACCGATTTTGGCGTTTTTACCGCATCAAGGGCATTTTCGCTCATGTCACACAAATTGTACACATGTCACACAAATTGTACACATTTAGAAGTGCTTTTGTCACACAAATTGTACACATTCAGAAGTGCTTTTTAGTACCATTCACTCCCTCGAAAACTGGCGTTTGAGGGGTCGTACTGCGTAAAAGACATCTTTCCGACGTCCACGCAAGTCATCGCAAAACAGTCCGGACACCATACCAAATGGTACTGTTCGTCACCGCTGCTTAACGGGAACCACTGCTTCGCCAAAGCCTTACGCTTCTTGAACCAGATATAATTCCTGGTGTTCTCCTCCCTGACATGGAATGCGATGTCCTTCGATCGAACCGCAGAAGACATCATCAAACGACGATGTCCGCAAACACGACCATGTCTATCCATACGAGCAGGAAGCTCATCCATCGCACGACGAATCACTACCCCGCGTGATGGCGACACTGCGGAAAACCATCCATTGGTCTCGATCCATCCGGATCCGTGTCTCCTACAGCGAGGACAATACGCATTGATCTTCGTCTCGGTCATATCATATGATATCTCAGGATGTGCAAGATCCGTCTGCAACAGCAGAATATCACTCATGATGATCTCATGTCTCGGCGACAGATTATCGCATGATCCACGATGATTGATTAATCTCGCAATGGTAGTCTGCACATCGCTCATCGGGTCCACCAATTCGAATTCATTGATACGCATGATTACTCCTTACCATAATCAAACCGTGTTTCCTGGTACCACGCCGAAGAGGTATCATAAGCATTGAATGCATACTCGCGATGCTTGCGGCAATCAGGGCATATCACCTGATGGGTCTCGCTATATATATCCAAAGTGTATCCATCGGGTCTCAACATAACCTGATCCCGTTCAATATGGGTTATTTGTCCGATTCCGTATCCAGCAGGATCGTCTCCGCAGAAACTCCCCTTGCTTTCCACCCATTCATGTAGTTCTCGAATATCGAACGGATCGTGTTGTATGTTTCGGTATCCCGTATGGATATACACGACAGCCATTCTCCCTTTCGGCACGATCACTCCTTTTGTCGCGCACTGCTCCTCAGGAACCCGGAAGCGTTGAAATCCTCCTTGTTCCGAAGTGCCCGGATGATTCCCAAATCCAAAGGCGCGAACGATCGCATGATATAGTAGTTCAGGGTCTTGTATGATGTATCTAACCTGTCGATTCTGCCGGCCGCCTGCTCCGCCTGTTTATAACTGTACGGCAGCGACCAATACAGGACTGTGTTGCAGCTCGTGCAATTCCAACCCTCGGATCCCGCCTGAAACTGCACCGCATACACCCAGGAATTCCCCTGAGGCAGATCATCGTGCCGGCCGCCGTTGTACTGGTATACCGGCACGCCCGTGACCTCTTCAAGCTTCAGAATCTGTTCAAGCTCGGCACGCAGCGTGTAGAATATAATCACCTTGCGATGATCACGTACCACATGTGCGGCGTACGACAGACGTGTGGGATCCGTATCGATCACCCTCCGCAGATAAAAGCACAGTTCCGTGGCGTTGAGGAACGGCTCCTCCGTCTCAGGATTCCACCGTGTCTTCATCGCCTTGCGAACCGTCTCCTTATCATATGCGCAGGTCAGCTGATGCACCACGCGTTCGGTCTCTCTCGGCACCTCGCAGGTCACCAGCACGTGATCGCGACACTTGTTCAGATAGTCCTCGTCGATCCAGCGGTCTATCCTCGGATACTTCGTGTACCGGGAATATACTGCATGACGACGAAAAAACTCGGTGCGATTGCGGTAGAACCCATCCGCGACGAATATCGGGCACCAATCACTCCAGGTATCGGCGGGAGTCGCACTCAGCATCACCCAGGGATTACGTCTGGCGATCCGCACGAACGCCTTGCTCCAGGCTCCGGACCCAATGGCGCGCTGCTCGTCGAATATGAATACGGCCGACGTATCGACGTATTTCGTGATGTTATTCCACGAATCCACCGTGACATGAACCCTACCCATCTTCTTCGAATTCTCACCCTGATGCAGGGCGTAGCGATAGAGCTCGTCATCCCATTCGTGGTTGTCGCGTTTCTTGGCAGTCGTGATGATCACCAAATCCGGACTCCCCGGCATGATCTGGAACAGCTCGCCATTGGCGTTATGCGAGGTCCGCACCGTACAGCACTTGGTGACGTACCAATATAACGCCATGATGGACTTGCCGGCGCCAACTCCGGCCGCCAACACCTTGCCCGACCTCAGGGCCTGCACGCACTCGTGCTGAAACTGTCGTAAGTTGACACCAGGCATGTTTACTCCTTATTATATGCGAGAACGTCGTCGAGCTGTTCGTCGATGGCGAGTTGAATTTCTGGTTCGGTCATGCGTAGGGCTTCATACGGTTGCAGTCCGACAGCAGTTCTCATATGCTCGAGCATATTACATACCCAAGCAGTGAATTGCCTCGCCTCAGGTCGTCTATCTTTGAACAGCAGCACCTGATAGAGACCGCGTTCGTTGACAATCAGCATGGGTTGAGCGATAGCTTCTCTTTTAAATGATGGGACGGGTATTCTTCGTAGATCATGCGCATTGATAACATATGATATGTTATGAGTATGAAGATTCAGCGCGTCACAAATATCCTTGAGCACTGCATACCACGTTCCGCAGTACTTCACGAAACGAACATTGTGTCCACACCAGTTCTGTACTTTGAGGCCTATCATTTCGATACTCATGATTTTGCTCCTTATTATATCAAACCTAGTACTTTAACCGGACAAAATACTAGATTTTTACGCTAAATGCAACATGTGGCCACAGAAACCTCGCGAAATGTGCACAATACGTGCACGAAACGCGATATATGTTTCCTGGCCACATGTTGAGATAGCATTTTCGGTCATTTTGTAACAATCGGCCTGTGTTTTCGCACCATATCGCCGATATAATACGCAATGGTCGAGCGTTTCAGCTTGAGAAACTCCTCTTCAGATTGGTTCCAGCTGACAATGGCATGCCGATCATCCACATAGGATGCCGGCGCCTTGGCCGTCACCACCGAAGCGCTCCAGAGGAACATGCCGATGGATCGATCAAGGTCGAGACGGACTTTCTTCTTCCATCCCCAGAACCAGGTGTCCTCAACGGGATCGTATTCGAATCCGAGGTTCTTGAGCTTCCATCGCAAATATGGTCCGATGCTGATTGAGGTCATGACTCCTCCACACTTTCCGTCACCACATCATAGATCTGCTGAAGCTTCTCCGTCGTCTCCGCGCCCAAATGGATATCGGGACGCATGACATGGCTCAGGCCGATGCAGATCATGGCCACGAAATGACCATTACGTTCGTTCTCGGTATCGGTCACCAAGGCCAGACGAGCGGTGAAATGACCGATGTTCTTATGACGCCATACCGAGAGATTCGGCTGATCGTCGATGTTGCCATCCCAGACGAATCCGAGTTTGCGAAGCTTGTCGATCCATTCGGCTTTCTCGAGAGCTTGTTCGTGGGTAAGATTATCCGGTGTCATAGTGTTCTCCTATTCCTGCCAGATCTCACGATTATCCATCTGGCGATACTCGTCTCTGGTTATTGCAATATATACTTCTCGTTTACAGCGAGAGCACATAGCCAGACATTCGTAATGAGTGGCATCAATTCGCCATGCGTCCTCGATAAGTATTGAACTGCCACGATGACATGATAACTGTTTATGCGCCTTTTCAAACACACTTGCTGGTGCCATGACTACTCCTTTCATACATTCTCGAAATGGAATCCGTATAGCGTCTTCCGTTTCGTGTAACCATTGAGTATTTGCGAGATTTTCGTCTGTATGGTCCTTGGAGCCCCATTGGCATAATTGTTCGCAATAAGAAATTGAACGGTAGCCATGATGTTCGGAAAAGTCTCGTTGAGCTCTACGATGCGGTTCGGATGTGCACGGCCGTGATGAGCTTCCTCGGGTTCTTCCAACTCACCAAGCCACAATACGACTGTGGTATTCCCATTAAGAATCGCATCGACTGCAAAGAGATTCTGCGGTTGTCTCAAGCGAGCGTATTCACGCAGCCAGGCGTCATAATAGCACAAATATGCAGCCCAGGTTCGCGTGGTGGTAGGATTGATCGATTCCATTTGGCAAATGGTTTCCCGACGGATCTTCATCAGTTTACCGACTTGATGCTGGGTAAGACCGAGCAGACAACGGGCGCTACGATATGCGTCAGGCGTTGGCATGAGTTGGCTCCTTCGGATAGATCAGTCCAAGAGATCCGAGCTGGTCGAATTCTTGGATCACTTGCTTATCGAATTGCGACATATATGCGTCTTTGAGGATGTATCCTTTCGGAGCTCGTACGGTGAGGCCTCGTCCGATCGCCATATTGAATATGTTGATGGCGAAGGTTCCATCGCCATAGGATTGAGGATATGTCCATGCAAGATCGGCATCCGATGCCTCTACAGGTAAATATCCTCGTCTGTTGACCTCATTGACGAACATATAGATCTTATCAGCATCGAGTTCCCACAAATCATTTGGTGCGGTTTTAGGAAAATGATACATGCTGCATTCGACTCGGCGCTTTGTGCCGCAGAACGGGCACCAGCTCGTGCATACATACATGCGGCCTTTCTTGGTAACGGCCATCGGCTTGGTCATAGCCAAAGGTGTGTCGCATTGACATTCTCGCATCTTTTCGACAGCGAGAGACATGCCATTATATATCACGATCGGTGAGAATGATGTGCTGGACATGGTTACGAACGGCGAAAAAGTCGTGTCGGACATGATTACTCCTTTGTGCAAATATATCAATCGTATTTGGTTTCCAATGCCATCGGACGATCCGTATTCTCAACCGGACGTTCCTTCTGGCAAACATGCTCCAGGATCCATCGAATCTGTGATGGATCATTGGAATATGGCACCAGCTCGTACCAGAGAAATACATCGCCGCTGCCGGTGATGAAGCTCACTCCATGCGGTCCAGCGGATTTGTATTCGAAGACGCTGTTGGCGAGTTCAGGCAAGACATATTCGAATATGTCTTTGGCGTGTTTGTCGTAGACGTCCGAATCAGGCGTTTCAGGTTCATAGTTCGCCATTGAGGCTCGCTCCTTTGGTCCAGAGATACCATTGTCCGAATTCCACGGTGAATATCGCATATTCGGTCGAGTCGTCGACTTCGTATTGATCGTCATCGTAGAATCTCCTGGTCGCTCTGTTGATGACCAGCTTCAATGAATGATCATCGAAATCCTCAGCCGATTCGACGTTCGATGCATCGTCCGGGAATATCAGCATGAAGATCTCCCAGAGACGATCGAAGTTGCTCGGCAGATAGGACACATGACGAGCCCTAGCAATATTTTTCCGAGACGTCTCTGCCACCCATGCTGTTGCCACTGGCTCGCTGCGACTTGGCAGGTTGCGGGTGTTGCTTGTTATCATGGATTTCCTCCTGATCCTTGATGTCGATGAAACCGCTGGCAGTGCAATCCATGCACTCCATCCAGATATGAATCACCGGATTGCCGTGAGCATCTTCGATCTCTTCCATACGATCCGGGTCCAAATACACCGTCGGATACTTGTATCGTTCGAGATGCTCCGCGCTCATATCGACATGCTTGCCTTTGACCAGATCCGAGATATCCGCGTATCGAGATGCGATCTGTTCCGAGGCTTTGCAGACATCTGCATGTTGCTTGGATGCCTGATCGATGAGTTTCTCGCCATCGAGAGTGTCAAAATCAATCATGAGTATACCTTTCAAAAAATAAAGGACAGGCACAGGCCGACGAAGGCCCATACCTGTCGCGATGTTGTGTCAGCGATATCCGCCGGACAATGTCTTGACGAACCACCAGAAGAAATATAATCCTCCGGTGAGGATGGAATAGATGCAGACCTTCAGGACGCTAGGCCTTGGGGTTCGATTATCGTATGACATCAGTCCTTCTCCACCTTGTGGAACGTCATGGTGTTCATGGCGGAATCCGGTTCGTCGAAGAACCGAGCCTCGTAATCGGATTCCTGAACCGTCACTAGCAGCTTCTGCAAATATGCGGTGGTGAACTGTTCGTAATGGTTCAGATTGAAGCTCAGCCACGACTCGGTCACGGCGTCGGCGGACACCAGCGGATCGAGCATCTTGACGGAATCCTCATCCAACTGGGCATTGCCGTGCGAATTCTTCATCCAGATTTCCGGAGGATTGTAGGACTTGAAGTTGATCTTCACCTGAAGCGTGTAGATACCCGGTTCCGTTTCGTCGCGGCCCTCATGGAACTTGACATTCAGGCCAAGATCCTGAAGCGTTTTGGCATCCGATTCTTCGAGAACGATGTTGAAGTTGCGATTGCCGGCCGGATTGTACTTGCCTTCACGGCCTGCGAAATTCGTCCAGATCAGACGAACGTTCTCGCATTCGACCTTGTTGACGTCACCGTTCGGGCGCTTGACGATGTTGATAGGCATAATGATCTCCTTTTTATTAAAATGTAAAGCCAAAGCCGCATGTGCGACTCAGGCTTATGATTACTTCTCAGCGAAAGTGGTTTCGTTGATGTCTTGTTTCTTTGTTAGTTTGTTGGCTGCTTTCTTCTCCTTATGATTATTCCAGTGGCGACCGATCCAGGCAAACCAGGTCATATCCTTATGTTTGATACGATCTTGAATGCCCGCTTCGATCCCCAGCACGACAATCGTGATGAGAATGAAATCAGCGATAGCTTGGCAAATATCAACAGACATGTTGACTCCTTTTCTTGATGGTTCTCATTAAAGGACATGTCTGGTTCGCGAAATATAGCCAAAAGATAAAGACCAAGCCGCATGTGCGACTCGGTCTTTTTATCGATTATTAATTTGGATTAACGATTCTCGTTTCGATGATATGGCCTTTGCCATCATTCATCTTGACACAGAGATCCTCGATAAATAATTTGGCATCCTTAACGATCGTTGATGCTATTTTATTAAAATCGTCTATGATCTTCTGCCAACGTTCAACGATGAAATTGTCGTAGAACTCCTGTTTGACGGGATCATGCAGATCATTATAAATGTCTGGATAAAGACGTTCAAATTCTTCGTTCCACGAATCAATGTGTTCGTTGACTTGGTTGGTTTGATAAATATAGCCGAGTTTATATAAGGTCAACAACATTTTGGTGTCAAATGAATCATTATCGATGATATCTCCAGTTTCAACGTCGATGATGACGGGCTTGACATAAATATCGGTCATGATTAACTCCTTTAATGCGAATTAATATTCTCATTAAAGGCCATGTTTCTTTCGCGTTAAAAATGATCATCCCACCACAATGGGAACCACGCTGCGAAAATCATAACCAGTACGGCGCCTATGAGTAAGTATAACATCAGTTGCTCATCGCGAACTTCAGCAACGAGTTCACGCCCTGGTTGCGTCCAAGCTGATACCCGATGGCGAAGATGCCGAGGCCGGCCAAGGCCAGATATGCCGGATGATCGAGCACGACATCCTTGAGCGTGGATTTGGATTGGTCGATGACTTCGTTCGCATCGAGGATCTGAGTGGTGTCATTATCAGACATGATTTTCTCCTTATTCTTTACAATAGTTGGTTGCATTTCAAAATGGACTTTGAATGGAAGCTTCATTCGCAGTCCTCCCATTCGTCTTTGACCAATCGGACCGTTTCGGCATACCGTACATCCGAAACCCTGTCGATATCACCGGACACCGACACCATTTTGCCGCATCCAGTGCAGATGAGGATGGCTTTGATTCGGTTGGCCGTGATATCGAAATCAAGAGCTTTGACCTCGGCATCGCAGTTGCAATGCATGAGATCGTCTACTTCTTCGGTGGTGAGTGCCATGGTTTTACTCCTGTTCTTTGTATACTTCATCGAATGGCCGTACGTCGACATCTCCGCCCTGGACCGTGACCGAGCACATGAGCTGATCACTGTCCGGGTCGTAGAAGATATCGTCGAGCATATAATTGATCTGATCCTGAATATCGGGATCGGTCATACGCATGATCTCGTATTGCTTGAGACCGATGTTCTGACGAAGACGTTGCAACACACTTCCGGCCCATATGCGGAACTTTCGTGCTTCGAGCCTACGAGATGCGAACAATGCTTCGTAGATTCCGATTTCGTTGACGACGAGCATTTTCTGAGTACGTCGAATAAGATTTTCAGACCTCATTTGAACTGAGGTCTGATTTTATTCATCGTTTCCTTCCGCATTCAATCGGTACCATCGCCGGACGATCAAATGTCTCCATCATGGCGATATACAAATCGGAATGTCGAGGTATCGGTCGTTGCTTGGGAATATAGATCCATAGATTGACGCTGATCATCAGGACCAGCGCCCAAATCGCAATGATCATAGTAATTGACATGATTGCTCCTTAGAATTTATGATTGTCTACAAACCAGCTCATGAGTATAAGCAAGCCGAGTGAAATAATCAAACTTAAAAAATCGCTCACACTCATGAGCTGACCTTTCTGATCTGTGTATCATCGAGTCAAGGAAGCAACCAGATCATTGCTTCCAGGATTCGGCGAAACATAGGGTTCGCCGTTTACCAGCCAGTCGAAATCGCCATACTGCGAAATATCATCTCGTGCCTCATCGGCGAGATGTTCGTAGTAGGTATAATCGACTTCATCTTGTTTGTGACCGTCTCGGAGAACGCTCGATTCCTTCCAGCGATAACCTTTGGTGCCGGACAGCGCGGCGTAACCACCGTTGCCGTTGTCACGGACCAGCAGACCTCCGCCACAACCAGGTTGGACCGGACTGAAGGCACTTACCTTGCCGACGAAATCATAGTGATGCTCGTCCTCGGGTAGGCCCTCATTGAAGTCTAGGTAGATCGATGTCGTGGCGGATTTGGTTTCGCAAAGATCCTTGAAATCAATCGTTTCATGAGAGAACAGTGTCTTGAAGACATATGGTACGGCGAACTGTGCACCCGTTGCCGCCCAATCACCATGCGATGCGGCGTCGTGCCCGTCGTCGCCGTAACAATGATGGGCGATGTACGTCGCTTTGTTGACGATACACATCTTGTCGTAGATCGCTTCGAGTTCGAATCCGTAGCCATATTTCGCTCCCATGTCATTGACAAATGTCACAACATATTCATCGATATCGGCTATCTTGATCGAATCGGTTTTGATATGCACGACTGTGTAGCCAAGCTCCATGACCTTCTGCTTGAGCAGAAGCATAAACAAGGCACCACGTTTCGCGACCTTGTTGTCGACATTGCGATCGTTGGCTCCATTCCCGACATCGTTGAACTTTGTCGGGAACTTCGCGCTGGTCAAACCGTATACCGAATTGATCACGATCTTCAGCGCCTGCGCAAGCGACTTGGTGTTTTCACCCTCCTTAAGCAGTGGAGCCAAAGCACCATCCATACGTCGACGAGCGGATTCGAGATCACCATGCTTGATATCAACACGAGCGGCCTTGATATCGCTGAATCGTTTGGTGTATGGACCGAAGAAATTCATGTCTTCAAGACTTGAAGGATGCAAACTGGTCACATCAAGCAAACCGACGTTGCCGAACATGCCACCGAGCGTCTTGTCAGGAAGTTCAGGCATGAATTGATCGGTGCCGTCATATGAATATCCTTCGAGACGCTTCGCCAGATCGGGATGCATGGTGTCGAAATCCATATCCTGGGATCGATAGACCTCACGATATCGTTCGAGTCGGTCCTTCCCGGTCATGGACCATTGGATCCGACGTCCATAATATGGACCATTGTCACCGTTAGCCATGCCATATACCCACACATATCCGCCTTCGGAAGGATACTCGCCCAAATACTTGGATTTGTGATCTTTATCGGCGAATTTGTCGAAGGTATATCCAGGAAAGGTTTCGCTCAGATCCGGGAACGGGAATTCCTTCTGTGGATTCTTCGCGTCTCCGAATATGATCTGTGCCGTATGCTGGTTCGTCGAATCATTCGGCGTGAGGCCGGACAGATTCGCCAGACCTTGACGGGCCACGAAATCCTCATGAAGATGGTTGAACACCGCTTCCGTCGCTCGGACATCATCCTCGCAATATGATTGCACCAGATCCCAGAGTTTCGGATCGACCGGTTTGTCCCACGGCATGCCGAGTTCGTGATGATCGATCCCAAGCTCGATTTCCCACTTCTTCAACGACTGCTTCTTTGCGGAGAAGTCGTAGATATCCGTATAGGAGATGTTGTAGGCATTCTGGAACATGGCGTTTCGACTACGAGGTCCACCAGCCACGATATCCTGAGACAGGTTGTAGAGCTGTTGGTTGTCATAGCCGAGCCAACCCCATGCATACAGCATATGATTGTCGTATCGTCGGTTGTTGAATCCGACCAGCGCCTTGCCACAGAGCTTACGAACACCTTTCGGATCGGGATTGATCAAGGTCTTCACCGGATGATTCTTCTCATCACCTGCGTCTTTGAAGCAGATCATGAACAGGTTCGGAAATACCTCGACATCGTAGAATGTCAGAATATCAGGTGTCCCAGTATGCTTTGGCGGTTCCAAGCTGTCGGGTTCGTCGGAACGAAGCTTCATATTCGCCACAACCTTCATGCAATAATCTCGATTATGCGTGGAGTTCATGGCGAAATTGAGAATATCAAGACGCATGTCTTCGACGTTATACTGGATGCCAGACTCGTATGCTTCGTCCAGCAACTTACAGATGAAGTCGATCGATGGCTTGGTTCCGGGACAATATTCCTTTCTTAGGTTTCCTTTGATGAGATTACGAAGATGCTGCTCATCTTTGATCGCTTTCTCGTTGATCATGGTTTTATCTCCTTTGAGAGGAAGACCGCTGGAAATATGCGCGACTTCGAGATTGTTGCATGTGCTGAGTTTCCTTCGCAATGCTGACTTCCCTCGATACACCTTGCATTCCACGTTGATATCGATCAGAGGTTTGAGTCTCGTCACGTCACCATCGTAAATATAATGCAGGTGTACGCCATTACCGGATTTGCTCAATTCCGCATACGTCGGCGGATACTTCGCGGCTTCGGCAAGATTGCGTTCCAGGCTCTTCTCGCCGTCATCGCCCTTGAGATCAAAGTCGATGACGATATGATTCTCAGGTACTCGTACCCAATGCAGTTTGGTGGTGTCCACATCTTTCAATGTGGTGGTCACCTGATCCCAAGGCAACCGAGGTCCTCCGATGGGATTATCGGCGGCGTATTGCGCCGGCCAATCCTGAGCCATGCGATCGAAAGCGGATATAGTCGAATCGAGTTCGAGTTTTCTCGCTTCGATCGGCTTCGGTTTCTCCACTTTCTCGAATTTATCCCAACGGATTCCCTCGAAACCGGTGTTACGAGTGGATTTGCGACCATTGACGATGTTGTCAGTCGTCTTGTTGAAATATGATGACAATTCGAACAGGAAGTCATCACGTTTCATGCGCATGGTCACGTTGCCTTCATCACACCAAACCTTATATTGACGCCAAAGTTCGAGGCCATCGATATGATCGTTATCTTCGAACTGGTCGAGAACACTTGACAAGAACGAATACATATCATTCGTTCTGGCCACCATTTCAGTTGGCACGTAATTGCCATATGCGTTCGGACCCAATTCCTGATAGACCTCTCGACAATGGTGGGCGATGGCACCGAGTTCGAACTTGATGCCGTCCATGGCTTCGAAATAATCAGCATTGCTGAGTTTTCGTCCTGATGGATAGACGTCGATCAACCTTCGGATCAGACCCGATTTCGAGTCTGTGATCTTCACTGGTTTATTCGAAGCCATGAACAGCATCGTCTTGATCGGAATATCATACTGCTTGACGCCTTTCTCATTGACTTTGATATATTCATGCGAAACAATGGTGTTCAGCAATGAATTATCATCGATCTTTGAGAGGTCGCCGTCGCTTTGAATGGCCACAAGTGGCGCATTCTTGAACGCGGCAGTGGCGAACTGATATCCCTGACCAAGTTCCTTGGCATTGAAGAACGAAACGTAGTTCCCGAACAGTTCCTGAATGATATTCAGAATCGTCGATTTACCGGTACCGGGAGCACCGGTAATAGCGAAGAATTTCTGAATACGTTTCTGGTCCTTACCATCAACGATCAGACCTATGCCCCATTCGAGCTTTCGACGCTCGTCCGGATCATAGATCGTTTCCATCAGGCGATCGTAGTTCGGTGTCGGACCATCGATGAGATCGTAAGGTAGTTTGAACGATGCGTAATCCTCTCGAGTAACATCGTCATTATCAAATATAACCTTCTGATCCAGCATGATGCTGCTGTCATCGAGGTTCTTCAGTTGGGATAGATATCGGTTCCATTGCCCATTGGACATATTGTCCATGTATTCCGGAGTCAAGGTCTTGTCCGAATGCGTTGCGATATACTCGCTGATATCCCTATCAATGAGTTCGGAGAGGCGACCGACACTTTTGGACCACAGGTGCGTATCTGGATCATATACGGCGTAGAACTGTCCACCTTTGACAATGAGATCCTTGAATCCACGGGCCCTAGGATTCGCAATGACCTTGGTTGCGGTTTTGGTGCTTTTGACTTCAGTCACTCGTATTTGGTCCATACCCACTCCTTTCTAGTCCCACTTATATGGAATATCGTGGTCGGAATTGCCGAACAATGTCCACTGATCGAACAATTGCATCCGTCGAAGATCCTTGTCGCATCCCTTGATGACGAACAATCCACCATTGCTCCCATCGGCGTTATACTTCCGGTTCATGGTGCGTTCGACAAGCAGTCGTACCGGTTCGGATGCGTCTCCAACGGCATCAAAACATGAATCCGTGTAAGCTTGCAGATCCATATTTTTGATGAATAGATGCATCCAATCGGCACGAGACAGCTTGAGTGCGAGATCATTATCGACCCGTAGAATCACTGCGATAATGAATTCCAGGAAGCTCACCACTCCTCCCTGGAATTGCGCTTCGCATGGTGCATGATTGTAATATTCGTAATCGCCACGGAGCTCGAGAGCATCGCCTTCTCGATTGGCATCCATGGCGATACGATAGGTGTAACGGATCGTATCCATCGCATGATAGAGTTTGGAATATCCATCATTATCAATACCGACCACATCTTCCAGAAGCCAATCGAAATATGGTTTCACATGTGGTTCGCTCTTAGGCATGTTGCTCCTCCTCATAGGCTTTCCTGGCCATATCTTCGAGCACTCGATGTGACGGCAAGGTGATCTTATCCGGATCAATACCAAATACCGACTCCTGATATGATTCCTCATGACGTTCGATCACGTAGTCCGTCTCGAACGTATCATTACGGCAGATCACGACATTCGGATCTTCCTGCCATCCGTATTTTCCGAATTGCACAAGTACGGCCATATCGATGAGATCATCCGGACGTTCGACGAGCACTCGTCCTTCGGCGAGTTTGTCGTCTTTGACATAGTAGTCAAGATACACCGTATCGATGAAGTCCGGAGCGGTCTTGTGCTCATAATCGTCGATCATATATGCGGTTCGGTTCGGATCGATGGAGTTCTTGAATCGATGCTCCTTCACTTCGGTGAGCAGTCCGAGAATGAGATTTTCGTCCCCATCGCAGGCGTCATATGACGCCTGTTCCTCATCGGTCAACGGTCCATCCCATCGAGGATTGCCGTCATGGATTTCGAATCGCGCGAAGATCTTGGTTTCGTCTTTGGTCAAGGTTTCAGGCTCCTGTTCTGGTGTTGGTTTGATTGCTTCGAGTTCTTTTTTGGCGTCGGCGATGTCGCTATCGTACATGTCGAGACGATCCGACATATCCTGGAGATCCTTCTCGTATGCCACTTTGCGTTCCTCGTAAGCGGCATCCATGGCATCGAGCTGACGTCCTTTGGACTGACGTTGTTCTTCGAGCTGATTGACTTCGTCCTCCAGCTGTCGAAGCGGTATATACTTTCGATATACACCGAAATATCCGATGACGGTCGTGACGGCGACCCCGGCCAGAAATCCGATGCCAGCGAATATCAGATTCTCACGATTCATATTCGCTCCTTTCAAGAAGTATACTAGCGATGATCAGGAAGGTTCCAATCGTGATATATGGAATGTTACGTTTAACTACATACCATATATTCTTTATATTACGTTCTTTCAGGCCTTTACAATCATGAATGATATTAGAGAACGTGATCGATGTTATTGATACTCCTCCGATCATCATGCATGTTTTGGTATGAGAATTATGAGGTTCGTCGATGACTTTATACTTATCGATAGACTTTTTGAGAATAGCATCATCGATCCTTGTAGCATAAGTTACAAACGCCGCCAATGATGCCTGAGCGCGAGAAGCATCTCCAGCATGAACGTCACCAAGCATTTTGCGAGTATTAGCGATCGTATCGTGATACTCGTTGATCTCTTCGATATTCATGTCAGGCCTCCTTAGCATCAAGCTGATGAACGAAACCGTCCATTATCGCACAGCCATAGCGGGTAACAGTGTCCATATTTTCGGCCCATTTTCTGTCATTATATGCAGAAACACACAGATATCCGACGATGGCGGTGGCAGCAGTGGCTACCAGAAATGCTCCGGCATCGAACACAATATCGCCGACGCGATTGAACAGATTATCATTGATCTCCTGCATCTGTTCGTCAGACTCGATCTCGTTGTTCTCAGCCTTCTGAATAGCATCCACTGCGGTTTCGTGCAGCTTCTTGGCGTTCTTGGCAGTACGAATCGCACCAACAGCGGCGACTCCAAGAGCCACAGCGGCAACAGCGGCCTTGGCGATTTTAACAATGGTTATAACTTTCATGATTATCTCCTTAATAAAAATAGAAGGGAGCGCCATGATTCCAATGACGCTCCCATATTGAATATAACGATCAGATCTGATCGTAGACGATACCGTCACAGTTGAACTGAAGCAGGATCTCTTCCTTGCCATCCCATGGGCAATCCTTGACGTTATCCCACGGATCATCGCTGCAACCGAATACACCGAAGTCGACGATCGAATCGTGATCAGGCGTATTGATCCAACCGAGCACGGCGCCTTCCTTGGTATCCGGAAGACCGAGCAGACGATAGACATCGTTCAGGAACAGATGCCCAGTATAATCGAGCTTGTTCTGAGCACGATCCAATGCGGACTTCAGCATCACGGTATTCATATCCGGGGATTCGTGATCCCAGATCTGAGAATCCGGTCCGAACCATTTATCGGTCGGACTCAGCGTCTGGACGTTCTGCTCCTTCTTGGTCTCGATGACCTTGCCTTTGTCGTCGGCGACTTCGACGGTGTCGATGTTCTGATAGAACTTCTGATCGACCTCTTCGCCATACTGGGCTACGACACGTTCGCGGTAATCGCTGAACTTGGCGGTCACAGCAGCGAATGCTGAAGCCACAGCCGTGTATCGAGTCTGGAGGATGTTGTGTGCCGACAGAATGCAGGCGATGCTCAAGCCGGTCAGAATAATGGTCGGAGCATAGAGCTTCGCGTAAGCCACGGTGGTGCGCATGTAGATAATCTGCTTCGACGAAGCAGCTTCATTGACCGTGAAATCGCCATCATCGAGCTCGCCATTGTCCACCATTTTTTCGAGGGTTTCGACGCGGCTCATCTCGGTTTGATGGTTCTTCTTCACGTCATCGATATGCATGGTCGACCGACATGCGGTGACTGTTGCGGCGACGCCCAGCACCAGACCGGAATACGTCAGGATTTCAGGACTGTGTTTCTTCAGAAAGAGACCACTCTTAGCTGCGGTTTTGACCAATGTGCTTTTAATGGACATGTTTGCTCCTTATTTATTTCTATACGCGAACTCGGTTTGCAGAGTCCACTTTTTGGTTGACTCCCAGCGAAACACATAACGCGCTCCGCTGAAGAATATGATCAATGCCGTATGATTGTCTATTCGGCGATACTTTTGAACTCGTTCGGAGAGTTCGGGGAAGAGCTGTTGGAAATGAGCCATGGCAAGGAAACGATCCATCATAGCTCCTCGATCGTGCCGAAATCATAACTCGGATCGGACGTGTATAGATATTTCCGTCCATCCCTGGTTGTGATCACGGCCGTATTCGGCAATCGTCCCGGCCAATCGATAACGATATCAATCGTCAAGTTAGCTATCTCCGGAAAATGTCGAAACAGGCGATGCATCCATGATCGATTGATCATGGATATCGTTCTGGCTCGATCGGACTCCCGAATATTGTCGACAGTCAGCAGCAGCATCTGATGATCGGTTTTATCCATGCCGTCTGTGATTGGATCCACCATCGTGATCGTTCCTCGCTTGCTCTTTGATTGCTCTCACTCGTTTGAGAACCACCGATACTTGTTCATCCGTCATTTTGTCGACTTTACGCGCCCATGACGGATTGGAATACCAGTTTCTCAGCTCTTCTCGCTCGCTCATTGCAAATGCTCCGTGGGTGGAAGTTCCACGATATATCCGCCATAGATCGATCGAACACGGCTGCCACGAATATCATGCCAGCCCCAGTTCTGATCAGTATATTCAGCGGTGATTCCGGCGAATTCGTAGAAGTCCTTCACTCGAACGACGCCATATTGCTGAATATAGTCGTTCATGGCCGTCAAGACATTTTCAGCCGACGGTTTGTCTGGAAATACGACTTTGCTGAAATCGTGGCGTTCACGAACCGTGCTGTCGATCACACGTCGATTGCTCGACATGGCGTTATAATTCGTGTTCTGTGAATAACTTGGGTTATCACGTCGAACCAATCGAGGACTGGTCGGGCGATAATCAGACGCGCCCATGCCATACACCATTCGTTTCGTTCCGCCGATGACCATATCGACGAACGTATCCTTAAGTGCTGGCACCAGCACATCGGTCAGCATATACATCAAGACGTCTTTCGGATCACCACCGAAGAAACGCTTCACGCCTTTCTCGACCATGGTATCCTCTTTGAGTTTACCATGAGCGACTACTGCTTTCTTCGACGCTTCTTTCTTCGGCGCTTCTTTGGATTCCGGAAGACCCAAGTTCTGTCGAGAGACATCGACGACTAATGGCTTGCGATCGTCTTCTATCATGCTCGTCATCCTTTTGAAATAGACACGGAAAGGGCCTAGACATCGTCTAAACCCTTTCCTCGTTACTTATTATATGAGAATGATCAGTTGTTCGACTGATTCTGCTGGTTCAGCTGAGCGAGATACTGCGCCGCTTCGGGAGGGAGTGCGTTCTGAGTCGCGCCATTGCTGATGGCATTCATGCGCTCAGTCAATGCCTTCGGCACCAGACCGGTGAAGAATCGTGTCGCGAACGTGTCATCGGACATCAGCTTGGTCAACAAGCTGTCGTACGCTTCAGACTCCATGAAGATCTTGGTAGCTTCGGGGTTCTTCACGAAATGCGCTTCGCCATTGTCTTCGATTCGCTTGCCATACGATGCCTTGATCAGATCGTCGATCAGATCGAACGTATCATCCGTAGATGCCTTTCCGGAAGTCACGGCTTCAAGCTTTTCCTGGATGCCGTCCTTCAGCAGTTGACGCATTTCACGCATGGTAAGATGGAAATATGCATCAATGGTCTTGCCGTTGCCGTCGATGTCCTCGTAGGAAATGGTTTCCTTGATCATGTTAGTTTTCCTCCTGTTTGTTGGACATAGCCGCTTTTTGTTGGGCTATGAGTTGTTTGAGTTCCATATCCTGCTGAACCGCTTCACGAATATCGCGATCACGTTGCGCCAGAATATGGTCCCCGGTTATACGGAATGCATACTTACCCGCAAGCTGAGTAAGCACGCCCGTACAGATGGATTTGCCCAATCGGATGCCAAGAGGCTTCAGATATGGAGCTGCCGCTTTACCGGCTTGGGCAAGTAGGGAAATATAAGACATGATTTACTCCTTGTTGATACTCAAATAAGATTACGATAGTCGGCCATCGGCGATTCGCGGAAATTCACCACAAGCGCCGGTTTTCCATCAGGGGTCAGTGTGGTGCTGAAACTCAGTTCCATCGGATGCTCCGACGTCCAACCGAGATCATCGCCACAACCGATATACTGTAGATCCAAGGCCTCATAGAAGTCATTCAACGATGCATACATTTCAGCATTCATCTTGTAATTGACGTCATTCTGGGCCTTGCGGATCTTCTCCAAGGTCGACGGGAAGAACCGTCCACTGAAACCGTCCATACACAGCACATTGCCATCGCCAATGACCACGGACGAAGCATCGTCTTTGGATTTGGTGATCTGGTCCTTGGCCACGGCCGCTTCGATTTCCTTGGCTTTCTTTTCGCCAACGATCTCGTGCACCTTATCACGATAGATGGTCGCGGCTTCCTGGGCCATGGTATATGCCGAGGAATACGCGATAATCTTATGCGTGGCGGTCTGGTGGGCTCCGATGATCGCGGTGATCGTCGCACCGACCGTCAACGCGGTCGGAATATAGCATGGAGCGATTCGTTTGACGAGCTCCTTTTTGTCATATGGCTTGCCATCGAGCTCCATACGATACTCCAGCAGACGATCATTCGCCTGAATGGTATCTCGTGACGCCATAACGGCGGTTCCGATCACACCAACCACTGCCGTGCCTGTGAGAATCGTATGGGAATTTCTTCCTAGAAATTTTCGTCCGTTTGTGATGATATTACTCACCATAACGACCTTTCTAATTTGTATATTGTCAGTTCGTTAATAAAATATCTGATAGAATACTAATAGTACCATAAATAATAGTATTATTAATAATATGAAATCCATATTTACGACCGATCCAAAAGACAAAGCCAAAGCCGCATGTGCGACTCTGGCTTGTAGAACAATTCACTCTTGCGAGGAATTTGTGGATTCAGCGTTGGAATTCGATTCATCGGATGAGGAATAGTTCCAATCGTCGTCCTCATCGTCAACATCGTCGGACTTTCCCAGGTGAATCAGCAATGCGAGTCCTGCGGCGGCAGCGGCTCCAATGGTGATGTCCCTGATACGGTCCTTATGATCCTTGACGAACTGGACGATCTTGTTGGGCTTCTTCTCCTCGGTCTCGACGACTTCGGTGGTTTCCTTGTTCTGATCTTCCATGATTTATCCTTTCATTAGGTTGTGTATGGTTCTCATTAAGGGGAATGTATGGTTCGCGTTTACAGTGTCTAAAGAAAACACGAATTGTTTACCAGTTGTTTGGCGATCCTTTTCCGCAAGCCAAATGGAGTCGTAAGCACGCTGGTTTCGACTCGTATTGTATATACTCCATCGAATTCGCGATTCATTATCGTCACGTCTGTAACGTGACCTGAATTATAGATCGCGCTTAACAGCTTGCATTCGGCGGCAATGGTTTTGGCATATGCCTTAACCACCGTAACGTAACCGAGCTAGAAGTGCTGTTTCAGCCAAGCCAACTTTCCTCCCATTCATTTGAAGGATAACGTCCTCGTTCGTCGTTATGACGAACGACCTTCATATAAGCGTCCTCGATCTCGGTCTGGGAAAATCCGAAAGCGAATGCGATGTTCACCAGCGTCTGGTATACGTCGCAGAATTCTTCGAGAGTATGCTGGCGGAGTGCCATATACGCATCGTAATCGACACTGTTATCATTCTGTCCTTTCAGTTGATCTTTGATCGCTTCCGTCAATTCGGCCGCTTCTTCGAGTGTCTTGAGCGGAGCATGTTTCCCTTCCGGAATCAGTTCGCTATCAAAAGCTAATCCGAGGGGGAAATGGACTTCCTGCTCTTTATCATTCAGATGCACACCATAGTTGTTCTGGTCATCCGAGCTCACAATAAGCCTCCAAGTTTCTTTTCGATTCTTGACTTCAGAAAACGAGTTTTGAAGTCGGCACGATTGTCAGGATTGCTGAAATATAATGTCGCCATTCCGGCCAATGGAATAATGACTTTGGTGATCCAGAGTCGTGCTTCACGATACAATTCGATTTTATTTTTCATGTTTGCTCCTTAAAAGTTAAAGCTAAAGCCGCATGTGTGAAATGCGGCCTTAGCCTTGATGTCATCAGTCATTATTTAGATTCATGTCATCAGCAGTGATCGGATTCTCCTCGTCATCCTTCTCTTCAGCTTTCTTTCCGAGGTGGTAGAGAACGCCGAAACCGGCGATTCCCAACAGCATCGAAAATACGCTGTAGATAAGGGCGCAGATGGTGTACTTTCCGAAGAAGGTGCTAAACTTCATGATAACTCCTTTATTGATGGTTAATGGTTCTCATTAAAGGGCATGTTTCATTCGCGATTATATTCGGCATTCCACAACGACCATCGCGTCGGACCCCACACACGAAATACCCATCGAGGTATATCGTTGTCTAAAAAAGACAGTGTTATACATTTTGATGATCGTATAATATATTGTCTAAAACCGCAGTCGAGTATTCCTGGCGCTATCTGCTCGAGAAAACGAGTAAGTTCATTGTTCGGTGTATGGATATCAAAATCCCCATCGACAATTGTCATATTCGTGGCGTTTCTCACCGCTTCGGTTTGGATACAGACAGCGCCGTCGTCATCCGCATACACCCAGAACGATACGCCATTCGGTCGAATATACTGACACCAGCCACTGTTGGGGTTGCAAGGCGCTTGAAACGGCCCACACGAATTATCCATGATCTTGGGGAAGAGCATCGATGCCATCTCCTCATTGGACCACCTCTCGTGGAAATTCTGTGCGATTAACATGTTTTCTCCTTAGTTATAATCAGAATTCCGGATCATGATCGAACACCGGTTGTGGCGCTCGTTCATAATTGATCTCTCCGCGATTGAATGCGTTCATATATCGTAGAATCCGATCAGTTTCTTCGGTCACGGTTCGACTGGTATCGTATCCACCTTTCGAGAATTCCTCGAAATTGACCCATCGTTTGCCATTGGACATCATGTCCACGACATCGGTAAGCCGTTCTTCGAGTACGGCGAACTGGGCGGCATCGTCGCGTTCCCTACGACTGATTTCCTCCGGATCGTCGCCTCGAAGAAGTAGTCGCTGATATCGAATATTGTCATCGATATGCAGATAGACTCCGAATCGATCGGTGATGCGGTCTTTGATGGTCAAATATCCAGTCGGATCGAGAATGGTCACGGTGTCGTCATCGGCATTGATATCCTGAAGATTCACGCCGTAACGCCACGTACCGAATACGGTCCGGTATTCTCGAACGGCTACCAAATCCGGCAAAGCAGCATCAAATTCGGCATCGTCCACGAACCAGTAATCAACCCCATCCTCTTCGTTATCGCGAGGAGGACGTGTGGTCACCGATACGACGCGCTGAAACCCTCGACGAGCAAGTTCTTCGGCAATGGACGTCTTACCGGAACCCTGCTTGCCAAGCAGGACAATATGATTGGTATAAGCACCGGTCATGTTACCACTTCCTTACCTGGAAATTGGCATGGAATATATCGTTGATCATGTCAAGTCCGTCCATGATCTGAACATCGTACTCATCCCAGGTTTCAATCGGAATATCAATGCGACGCTCATATAGTCTGCAAGGAATATCACGTCCAAGCATCCAAGCGTAGAACATATTCAGAGCGATTTTTGGTCCTGAAATATGAGGCGATATCTTATTATGAAATTTGCGAGTGAATTTAAGTCGTCCGACTGGTCTTCTTGCCATGTTTTACTCCTAAAAATAAAAAGCGAATGGCCAAGTGTCATTCGCCAGCAATGTGTCAGTCGTGGTAGGCTTGGTCCGACAATGCTTTCAGATAACGTCGTACGACGTCAAGCTGTAGACTTGCGGTTCCGAGCTTATCCATGACAATACACACAGCATGGTGTTTGCGTTCTTGGCCATTCGGCAGTTGATCGTAATATCCTTCGTTGAGACGACGGATCACGAGATCAACATTGTCTTCTTCCTGTTCTTTGTCCCAAAGTTCCTTGACGCGGTCCTTTGCGGTGCAGAACAGATTCTTGGATGTTGTCTTGATATCCATGTTTCTCCTTTTTTGTCGGTTATTCGGTCATTAAAGGCCATGGATGAATCGCGATCAAAAAATATAAAGCCAAAGCCGCATGTGCGACTCTGGCTTTTGACGTAATCCTATAGATCATATGTCAGATCTTCGGTTTGGGCAGAAACCCGAGACTTCTCGAACTGATGGTGTGATTTGCTTCGAATCCCAGCAGGATGACGATTCCAGCGAGCGAGACTCCGGCTTTCACGACGGTTTCGATAAGGCTCTTCTTCTGTTCATTATAGTCGTTCCTGACGGCGACCAGCGACTTCAGCGATTCCAGATTGTGGTTCGTCATTTCATCGCGACGTTCCACAACCGAACTCGTGACGTTGCCGTCGCCATCAAGAGTGTCTCTTGTGACTTCGGAAGTCCTTGTCAAATCGTCGTTCAAATCGGATTCGTTCTCCGGATTCATCTCCTCCTTGAGACGATCCAAATACGCATCGATCTGTTCATCGAACTTCTGATTAATGCTCTTCGATTGATTGGACATGTTTTGCTCCTTTTGGTTATGTTGTCATTAAAGGCGATGATTCATGCGCGAAAAAAAATATAAACGCCATGTCCGGTCTCAGTGGTGGTACGTGACGTTACAGCTATATTCAGCATATCGGATAAATGAGAAGCCGTGTGATTAACGGCTTGTCATTATTAGGATTGATCAAGCTAGAACAATCCGCAGACGATGAGGACAATCGCAATAACGAATATGGCGATGATGGCGATTGCGCCCCAGACGACGGTCTTGAAAATAGTCTTGATGAGGTCCATAATAACTCCTTTGGTTGATATATAGCTTCTCATTAAAGACCATGATTAATTCGCGAATACATCATCAAGCTCCTTGCCCAAAAAATATAAACCATACGCATCATCGGACAAGAAGCAAAGCAGATGGCTCTGCTTCTATTGATCATTCCTGATTAGAGGAAATGGTGTTCAGTGTTCTTGCGTCAAAGCGACCACATAGTACTCTCCAGCGAGAGCAGCGATTGCGATGGCAATGGCGGAAATTCCAGCGAACATGGTTTTCTCCTTTAATGATGGTATGGTTCTCATTAAAGGGTATGTATGAATCGCGATTAAAAATATAAAGCCAAAGCCGCATGTGCGACTCTGGCTTGATGATCATTCATCAATATACATCGTTTCAGCGATCTTTTTTGCGATTTGATCTCGACGTCCGTGTCCCCACGTAGTGATGGTTATGTACAAGGTTGGATGATCGTAAAATGGATACGTTACTATAGCATGGTCATAGCTCTTTACGTATGGTAAAGAGCCGACCACGTTAAGAATCGTATTCACTTGATCTTGGTCCTTGCAATACCCATCGGCAGTGAAAGACTCGGTTCGGTTCAAAATCTTGTCGATGATAAGCATGATTACTCCTTTGATATTGTTGAATTTCTTCAATAAAGGACATGTATCATGCGCGAAAAAAAAGAGCAAGCCGCATGCGCGGCTCACCCTTGTTCAGACCAGTGTAATAGTCTTCAGGTAAGTTTTGAACTTAGTAATGTCATTGATATCGCTGGTGATCATGACTACGGAAGGCTTCATCATAGGAATCTCCAATATATCACACTTCGTTGCGGAAGTGAGATTATTGTGAATCCAGTCGATGAGGACCTTGCAGGTCCTGACGCTACAGCGCTTAGTGACGAAAGTCCAGGTTTCCATGATATACTCCTTTGTTTGTCTTCATTAAGGAGTATGTATCACGCGCGAAAATATAAGAGCCCATGCGTAGTGCACAGGCTCTCATGATCAGATGTTCAGGTATTTCTTGATATGCCGTTAGTCCTGAGCTTGATCTTCATCAGCATTGGCGGCATCGTCGGTGTCGGTCGACGTGTTCCACTGATCTTTTGCGCGCTTCAACAACTCGTTGATACCCCAGCTCAGCGCCATGCAAACACCGGAAACCGTAGCCAGACCGGCGGTAGCGGCCTCCATGCCGGGGACGTGACCGAGCTGTGTACAGACACCGGCGATCACGATCAGCAGCACACTGAGCGCAGGCAGCCATCGACGTGCGGCCTTGACGAGACTGTCATAACCGGAATCGGTGAGAAATGACGTTTTCTGATCGGCGTGTTCAACCATAATATATGGTCCTTTCTTCTATGGTTTGCGTGAGGAAATCATAAGAGCCCATGCGTGGTGCATAGGCTCTTATGATTTATTCTGAAATGATTGCCTCTATGATGGCTTTTGATTTACAGACCCTTTTCGGGAACATGATGAATTTCAAACCCTTAACGATACTTCTACTAGCAAACCAAGGCATATATATCAGCTTGAAACTTACGCATTTTACCATTCCGTCTTTTTTCGATGACTTCGCATGGTATGCGAATATCACTGTCATATACGATAGTGGTAAGTGCTAAGCATCCAAGATGTGATATGCCCTTGATCCTTAAGTATCCGTTTTTGAGTTCTGTTTCATAGTTACTATAATAGATCTTGTCAATGTTCATAATGGCTCCTTTCATTAAGGGCCATGTATGTCATGCGACGTCTTAATGATCCGTAGCACTAGGAATCGACGAAACCGATTTGAACGGAAGGTCCGATATGGCATCGATTATTTTCTTCGCTAGACCGTTTGATCCGGACTCCAGATACGGATCGGCGAGATACTTCATGAAGTCGTCATATTCCTCATGGGTGATCCATCCGCGATCAATGAATTTCTGACCTTCCTCTATGATATGGTAATGCGCTATACCACGGGTCATAAGAAGTCCGGTATCTTTTTGTTTTGCTTTATACAGGATCAACGTCCACAATCCACTGGATGCGAATACCGATCCAATGATTGTAATCAACATTTCGATCCAATCCATCGAAATGATCCTTTCTATATAATATCTCGGAGGCTCCTGGCCAACACGATCTCTACCAGCCATTCTCCAGATCGCCGAAATCGAACGGTACCGAGGAACAGTCGTATTCCGAGTCGAGTCTTCAGCCATATGTAGCAGTGTATGTGTGGAGAAGGACTGCTTAAGCGGTTCTAGGCAGTTCGACGCCAAATATACACTGCAACGTACGGTTCCATTGATGACGTTCTCGTGGTCATTCCTTCATTGGTTCGAAGGTCCAGCTGTCTATTGTCGCCATATGAACCATAGGCCGGATCTGCGAAACTGTGATTGGTCGTTTTGACAGGTGGAAAGCCGTGTTTCCGAATACGATTACCAACGGTTAGAGAATAATCAATGAGACCGATTTGTGGCGAGTCTCGGCTGTCCGCCAATACGGTCATTCCATAATTGGTACCAAACACAATACCATACATATGATTATGCGTCTTCTCGCCGCCGGTTTTGCCGACGGTGAAATCTGTATCGGTGTCCGATGCAGAGACCATTACTCGTCCCTGCGCATAGCGTTCCCAGGTGCCACCGAATAAACTCGCCGGGGACGTATTACTAGTGCTGAAATAGAGAGATCCAACGGGCTGGATCCGGTCAAGAACCTTCCTGACTAGATACCGAGCCCCCCCCTCATCAAGATAAGCTACCATGATATCATACCTCCTAAAATATCAAATTCTGAAGAAACCGTCGATCGTGCCGGTGGGTATCGGTCCGATCGCATCGAGCTTCGCCTTGTCTGCTTTAGGCATCAGACCGTCTCTGGACGGCGTGGCGAGCGGGATGGAGCCGGCGACGTCACTCGAGAGACCGTCGAGCTTCCGCTTGTCGGCGGACGACATCAGACCGTTAACCGACTGACTGGCGAGCGGGTATGTCGTGTTGTTGCCCGGAGGGACAGCCCATGTACCGTCGCTTCTCAGATAGCGGTTGTTCGCACCTGTTGTCGGAGCAGGAACAAGGCCAGCCCTTCCAGCTGCCGATGTCGTTGCCCCACCCATGTTTCCGTATGTCGTATCCTGTGTCCGGAACGTGTAGGTCGTGTTGTTGCCGCGTTTCACCGTGATGGTCCTGCCGTCCACGGTGAGCTCCTTCACATACGTCGAGGCGATGTTCTGACCGACGGAATCGTTGGTAGCGGCGTTGGCGTTGGCGACGGCTGACGTGATATCGCTGCCCGGATGTTTATGGGCTTTAGGAGCGAATATACCAGTGAGAACGCTCTTCAACACCGACCACAACACGATTCGGGTGCCTGCGGTGCCCTGCGTCGAGTCGATGATGAAACAGTCAGAATCAGCCGGTGCTCCGGTGATCTTGGTATAACTGTTAATACGTGCCATAACAGACTCCTATCGCGATTCGACCCACTGGGTCACTCCGGAAGCACCGGGCTCCCAGACATTGCCGGACACCGTTGAAACCCATCGCTTGCCATTATGACGGACAACGGAGCCTTCGGCATAGGCGTTGTTCGCATCGGTCGGCTGAGTCCACTCGGCGACGGCGTCGCCCTTCGACGTCCAGCCGTCGACTCCGGGTTCGTGCATGTTATAGTCCTCATTGGAGGACCACTGCTGACCGTCATGCATGACGACGGCCGCTGAATCATACGCGTTTTCAGCGCTGTTCGGCTGAATCCATCGTGCGACTCCATCGACCGACTTCGTCAGATCCATCCACTTGTCGGTAGCCGTATCAGGAACCGTGTTGGCCGGGACCTCGCCGATCGCCTGATACAGGCTCTGCTGATAACGGACGATATCGTCTGCAATGTACGTCTTCGACGCGTCCCAGTTCGGGAGAATCGCTGCGACCTGCATCAGTTCGTCCGTGGATAGCGACGGAGCGATTTTCTGCATAATGAGACGAATCGCCGACTTTTCAGCGGCCGCAATAGCTGCATTGGCCTGGGCGTCGGCCTTCTCTTCGGCGATCTTATCGAGTTCTTCAGCGGTATACGGGATGTATCGCTGGATCTCTTCCTGTTCATCCCAGGCATCTTTAGCTTCGACTCCTGGAACATCAACGATGGTCTTTACATCCTTGCCGAAGACGACCTTATGACCGTCCTCATCGAGAACCGGAGTGCCATCCGGACCAGTCTCATAGTATTCTTTGAGCACCTCGACATGAGATACTTCCTCGACGCCTTCAACAGCGTCGTGATGGACGGTAATGGTCTCATCAACGAGCTTGCCGGCATTCAGATCAATGTCGTCGTACTGCAATTCGTTGCCGTGTGCATCAAGAATTCTTGTCATTTTGTCTCCTTAACTAGATGGCGAACATGCTATCGATCGTGGGATTTGAAATTGGACTCAACACTTTCGGATCCAGCGTTGAGTTGCGAATGAAGTCCTGGAATTGCGATTCCCATTGCTTGATCAGGTTCGCCGAATCGAACGTGTTATTCACCAGTTCAACGAATGGGGTGTCGCGTCCGATCTGATTCGTGATGTTCGATTGAGAGATTGCGGTTGCGCCGTTATTGACGCGAATGTCAGCGAGAACATACTCGCGAACCGTCGACGTGTTTGCCAGGACTGGCCTTGACGGCGAACTCGACGCTTGTCCTTGTTTGATGTAGATCTGATTCCGTCGGACCGGCGTCGACTTGTCGACACGGAGCACCACCGAATCGATGCGAGGCATGGATGGTGATGCGGCGGCCAAATTCATACGTTCGTCAGCGGTGACCACGGTCCACGTATGATTGAACCATGCTCGACCGGTTCCGACCGCCACCGTCATGCCGCCGACGGCAGTCACGACCATGCCCTTGCCCCATGTGCGGAAGACGCCGTCGTTGATGACGCCATCGAACATGGAACCGAAAGTATCGGCATCATACGTTCGGTCGTGATTGACCGAATTGAAGAATCCTGAAGTATACGTCATTGAGATCTCCTTTCGATCAGATGAATCCTTCATTGATGGTATTGCCGTAATTATCCAGCACATAATTGCCGTACGAATCTTCGAGCGCATCGATGCCTTCGGTGGAAAGCGGCGTGAACGTCGGGTATTCACGGTAACCGTTATCGTCCTCATTGCGAACGTATTCGGTAATACGTGCGGTCTTGTTGACACCGTAGGTGTTATCGAACTGGATGATGTCGCCGATATCATAGTCGCAATGATACCGAACCGATCCAAGCAAAGCGATTTCGGCATCGAACGAGTCATTCGACTTCTGCGCTTTCAATTCGTCTCGGCCGTACTTTTCCAGTTCAGGATATATGTCGTGATCAGGACGAGGATGGTTATCAGCATCGTTCAACTTGACGTCGGAATCCGTATAGAACGTTTCCCTAATGTCCCAACCAGAACGACCGGAGTTGTTCGGCACGTATTTGATCAGGCGACGGGTCACGTTGTCCTTGGTCTCCTCTGTCGAGACGACGTATGCCGAATTATAGAATTCGGTATCGTCTTCGACGGTATCCGAGGATATGAGATTATCGAATCGTGGCGAGAAGACCATATAGGGGTTCTTGATCTGTTCATACGAACGATCGGTACCTTCGAGAACCGAAAACGACAGATAGGACGATTGCCAATGATCATCGGACTTCAGATCGAGAGAGAACCCCAAGTCATAAGTATCACATATCGTCTTGATGGCGTCATAAACGTAATCGCCATCGAATTCGAAGGTTCGCCTGTACTTCGGATCCAGTGGTTGTGAAGAATCGATTGCCATTTTGAAGTTCGGAATCTTACGTGCAGGTTCCGAAGGTTTGATGATGTTTTCGTTCAGTATTGTCTTGATGATCTCTCGAGGATCAATCGATTCATACTTGACTTTCTTCGGAATCACCCTTCGAAGCAGCAGCGATTCAAGCGAACGTCCGGAAATGATTAATTGGTCGCCATCTTCGATGTCCGTACTCAGTTCGGTCTTCTCAATGATCATGACATCATTGCGAGTCTCGATCTTCTGACCGTTTTTATCGAGCACAGGAGGTTCAATCAGCCATAGGTAAAAACCTCGGGGGAACATATTGATGTTGGCCATGGAAGCTGGAAGGTAGAGTTCGAAGTCGCCATACCCGGAATATCGTTCGGTCCAGATAAGCGAACTGAACGTGTCACATAGGCTGACGACTTCGAAACTCTTATCGAGCACGAACAGCTGCATGGAACGTTTGGTCAACTGTTCAGTCATATAACGTCACACTCCTGTATACAACGTTTCGTTCTCGATCGACATCTGGATGTTATCCACACCGGAATCGGCGGAATACACGATGGTATTCGCGCCTTTATGCAACGTGATGAATCGCACGTCTCGATTGATGGCGTTGAGAATGTTAGTCGAGATGCCTTCTCGAATGATCTCAACGTGCTTCTGCTTCGGCACCGTGCAAATAACCAGTTCATCGCCTTTTCGGATGCCGTCGGGGATGATCTGTCTGACCTTATCCGTAAAGATATCGATCTCCTGACCGGCCTCTTCATTGTAGATGCGAATATTATTCACCGGGCCATCAAACGACATGCGGATGATCACGCCGACTTCGGATTCGCCATCATACATGATGTTTTTCGAATGCATGTTCTGAATGACACCAAACCACAACGGTTTAGGTTCACTCACTGGATTATTCGCCCAGTTAAATGGGAATTCGAATACCGGTTCGACATTCGAAAAAGAGGTGATCCTATTCAGCTCGTTGTCAATCCTGAACCATGGGTCAGGACATTTGATGACGATGGATGACGACTCTTTTTCGGAAAATATCGGAATATCATTCGATTCGACGATGCCAGTTGTACGAACCGAACGGGTGTCGGCATGAAACACCAAGGTGACTTCCTCTTTTTCGGGGAAGTACTTGTATGTTCCATGCCGAAGATCCTCAATGTTCTTACCCGATTCCGGATAATACGCGAGATTGATGACAATCTCACGCTCATCCTTACGGGCGCCATTAAAGATCACACCATCGGTAGTGACGGTATTGCTGGTTTGAAGCACCGCATCGACCGGTCCGAGACCGTCAATGGCGACGACGTTATAGCCAGTCGCCATTGGGTTTCGGATGGGGAGATCGAGCGTGTCACCACGAGCATTCGTAACAGTCATAGACTGAAACATCATCGACCTCCATTTCGATTCATTTGCTCGAATTGACGGAACTGCGTACGGGTCTGCTTGTAGATATCATAACGACTGAGCGCCTTCGGAGAAGTGTTGTTCTGCGTGAAGTCGTAGTTATTGATGATTTGCTGAGGGGTCTTCTCAACATTTTCGACAGCGTGACCGGCATCCCTCTGACGAGGCATCGCAGTGATCTTGTCGATCATCTTGGACGAATATCCGATTCCAACTGTGTCGGACAGCATGGAATTCAGATACGCGGCTTGACCCTCGACGACCGATAGATCCATCACAGGAGTAATGGTCGGGTTGATGTCGAATTCCGGAATATCGAGCTTGCCGATATTGCTCAGCGAGTAATCGACGACATCGATGCCGCTCGTCATCATGGTCTTCGCGGCTCGAACGACGCCACCGACATTATCGGCGATGCCGTTCTCCAGGCCCTTGTCGAACCACATGCCGACCTTGGCCATGACACGTGATGGCGATTTGATCTTGCCTGCTTCCTTGGCTGCCTCAACAGCATTCGACACGGCATCTGCTGCGGCCTGGCTGATGACACCGGAATTGCGTGATATACCCACGGCCAAACCGGCTGCCAGATAGGAACCGGCGCTCTCAAAGCTTCCTCGATACGCACGGGCGCCGTTGACAGCGGCACTCAGCGCGTTATTGAAGATGCCCGAAAGATTGCCGATACCAGAACGCATACCGTTACCCAGACTATTCGACAAGTCACGTCCCTCTTGCGAGAAACGACCGTTGTACGAGGAAATCGCCTGAGCGACCAGGTTGAGACCGGTACGAGTGGCTCCGATCATCGGTGTGAACGACGACTGCCAGGTTGAAGCGAATCCACTCAACCAAGAAGCGAGACTGCTGAATGCCGAACGAATCTGATTCGATCCAGAATTCGCAGCATTTGCAGCAGCACTCATCTGAGACGAGAGATTACCGCTCATATTTATGCTCTTGAAAGCAGAATTCAGAGCGTTCACGGATCCTGTCACACTCGCGGTGCCATTGGTCAAAGCCGTGTTCACATTGGACAAACCAGTGCTAATAGAAGTATTGGCATTTTGAATGGCCGCGGCAAGTGATACGAACGCCGTATTAGCAAGTGTAGTTACCGCTTGCTGGAACGCCGTAACTCCACCATACTCGCCAGACATTCCGCTCATGACGTTGGACAGCGAACGAACCGCACTGACGCTAGACGAAACATTCGAGAAATCTAATCCAGCTATATGCGACGTGTAGTTCGACAATCCAATACCGAGCTGAGTCGCAGCGGTAATGAATCCGACAGACGTTCCTTCCATCGACATGCCGCCAAGGCTATTGATGACATTGATCAACGAACGCAATGGCGCGAACGTTGGTGCAATAACATCCGGAGCCACCTGGGAAACGGCATTATAGTATCCGGCTAGACCGTTGCCAAGCTGCGTGGCGGCAACCTTTATAGGACCGAAATCGCCAACTTGACTGAAGTCACTCTTCAGAATCTCGGTCAACGACTTAACTGCTGGGACGGTGTTCTGAATGGCTCCGACATTAACACTATCACCAGATACGGCTCTACCATACCCAGCAAGCGCTTCGCCGAGGCCCTTCAAGCCTTCAGTAAGAGTCGACCAGCTCTTACCACCGGCGATCTTCTGCCACCAACCGTCATCGGCAGGAACGTTCTGAAGAACGTTGTTCAGCGTCTTAATGGCTGGAACAGTCTTCTGAATGGCTTCAATATTGACATCGTCACCCGATACGGCTTTACCATATCCAGCAAGTGCCTTGCCCATTCCGGTAAGTCCCGTTGACAGAGTGCCCCAATCCTTGCCACCGGCGATCTTCTGCCACCAACCGTCATCGGCAGGAACGTTCTGAAGAACATTGTTCAAGCCCTGGAGCGCGGCAACCGAAGTATTTATCGGTTCGGCTTGAAGTCCAGTCACAGTGAGACCGTAGTTCTTGAGCGAAAGACCCATCTGGACAAGGCCATTGGATAAGGTACCCCAGTCCTTGCTGCCAGCAAGTCTCTGCCAAAGCCCATCGTCAGCAGGAAGTGCATTAAGCACCCGTGTCAGCGCTTGAGCAGCCGTGGCAGACGACATGATGGATGCCGAATCCAAACCAGCAACTACTGCGGAGTAGTCTTTCAATGCTTGACCAAGTGGTATCAGCTTGGTTCCGAAATTCTCAATACCATTGCCGCCAGTTATGAAGCTGGTGATGGCATCAAGAAGATTCGAAGCCGTAAGTTTGAGTACCACATTAGCCAGAGTATCAACGGCCGTTGCGACAGAGCCATCGATCTCTTTGGCGCCGGCAATAAACGGCTTCAGATTGGTCATGAAATTAGACAAACCTGTAGCCAGTGCTGGCAGCGAACTTCCAACGGCTTGCATAACGGTACCGGCAGCAGCACCTACGATAGACCCAACGAATCCGCCAAGGGCAGATCCGATCTTCGCCATGAATGCCGCGCCTTCAGACACCAACCAGTCGACGCCTGGTATCTGTTTAATGGCGCCAGCGGCAGCGACGATAGCAGCGAGGCCAGCGATAAATGTCGCCAAAGCGGTGACACCACTCATGGCGCCACTGACATTAATTAGGCGCATGATCGCTGCTGTTGCTGCTATGGCCAGAATGGTCCCGGACAACGATGCTGCGATGGTACCAATACTGTCGATATTCATAGCGGACATGAGTCCGAAGACCAATGCCAACTCGGTCAGAATTGCAGCCATTGCCGACCCAACAGCCAGAGCACCAATAACGTTCTTCTTCGCGGTATTCATAACCTTGAATGCGGCCGTCATGGATATCAACGCCATCGATAGCGATACCGCTGATTTCACCGTGGCGTCTGGGTTCAGCAAATTCATGAGCGCAAAGACACCCGTAAGAGCGGCCATGAGTCCGATCATGGTGCCACCGACAAGCAATGCGCCGACGACATCTTTCTTCATCTTTGCCAAAGCCTTGAATATCAAGGCCATGGTACCGACGGATAGCAGTAGTGAAGCGAGAACTGATGGATCGAGATTACGTATCGAATCGGCAAAGGCTGTAAATATAGCGGTCATGACGTTGCCGAGAGCCGCTATAATCTCCGGAGCATGACCAGCCACAGCGTTGAGCGCCGCAACCAGAATGGTTACGAGACTATCAGCGATGCTATCGGCGTGCTTCGCTACGGCTTGCAGAGTCTTGTCGATTATCGCCACGACTGCTTCAGCGAGTTCTGGGACTTGCTGAATGAGCCATGCAGTAACTTGACGAAGGATCGACGTCAACGATCCCAAGATCTGCGGCAAAGCAGCGACCAGAACTTGGAGAACTCCAGTAAGGGCGGTCACCAAAGACTTCGCCAATGCCGGAATGAACTGGATCAGAGCGTCGAGCGCCGTCATCAGAATACCACCAGCAGCTGAACCGGTAGCCGCGAGAGCAGTAAAACCAGCTCCAGCGAGTGCCATACCAGCGCCGATGGCGAGGCAGGCAAGACCGAACACACCCATGGCTTTGGCGACGGCCATGAGCTCTACGGCCATCGGACCGAGAACCGCGCCTGCGAAGCCGAGACCGACGAGAGCACCGTAGAAGCCAATTAGACCAGTGGTTAACTGCTTAATATCCATCGATCCCATAAGACGGATGGCGACCGAAAGGACCGTAATTCCAGCGGCGAATGCCATCATGCCGGCGGCTTGACCCGACATGTTGTTGGGCATGAGGTTCATGGCCGCGACCATACCCGCCAAAGCCAAACCGAAACCGCTGAGACCCTTGGCCAGACTATTCAGATCCATTCCGCCAAGGACCTTGATCGGAATGGTCAAGGCCACGGCAGCCGTGGCGAATGACAATATAGCGGCTGAAGCCATCAGCATTCCGGCGAATTGGCCATTGAACTTGCTGAATAGCGCCATGGCTCCGGCGAAGGCGCCGAGGGTGATGACCAAAGAGCCAACACCTTTGGCGAGATCATCAAGATCCATGCCGCCGAGCACCTTGATCGGGACCGCAAGAAGAACCATGGCAGTCGCAAATGCCATGATGGCCGCTGCGGACTTCCCGTAACTGCCGCCTATGCCTTGGATATAGCCAAGACCAGCCATGGCACCGGCGAGGACGCCCAAACCAATTGCTATCGAGCCGAGACCCTTGGCAAGATCGTCAAGGTCCATAGTGCCAAGGATCTTAACCGCGGCGGCAAGAGGAATCAGGGCCGTCGCCATCAAAAGGATGTTCTTGCCTATCCCAGAATAATCGGCACCGAATTTGGCACCGGCCCCCAGACCAGCCATAGCTGTAGTCAAGAGCATGATGCCCAGTGCGACGGCATTCATCGAACGCGCAAGGTCATCCGGCTTGATGCTTGACAACATTTCAACCGCTTTGGCCAGAACAATCAACGAAGATGCCATCAATACAAATCCGGCACCTATACGAATCATGTTGGTTCCAACGGCGTTGAGTCGTTCCGATTTGGCGGTTCCCATCAAAGCGATCGATCCGCCAAGAGCAAGAATGGCACCAGCCATAGAACCGAATATCACAGCGATTTGCGCTGGATCCATGTCCTTGAGCATGTAGGCGGCTTCGACCATAAGCTTCATGGAAGCGCCGAGCGCCACCATGGCCAAAGCGACCTTATTCAACGCATCGAAATCAAAGACCAGTTTTCCGGCCTTGTTGGTTACTTCTGCCAAAGCAGCAAGTCCAGCCATCATGCCTGTCATGACGGTAATGATGGCGGTCATGGCGCCAAGTGCCGGCATGATCTTTTCGGTTTTAATGGTCGACAATCGCGTTAAGGCGTCAGCAAGCAAGTTGATTGATGCAGCAATAGCGGCGATCGAAACAATCTTAAACGACTTGGCGAAGTCCTTAAACGAGTTACCGATATCGTCGAGTGTCTTCTTCAGAGCGCCTTTGAAAGTCGACTTCTCAAGATCATCGCCAACTTCATTGAGTCCCTTGATGAACTTTCTAAGTCCGACAAGAACGCCAGTCAATAAGCCGCCATTGATCAACGACAGAATCTGATCGAGGGTGATCTTGCCATTAAGATCGCCGAAGAATCGCTGGATAGCTTCTCCGATTTCCCGAGCACGATCGCCAATCCAATCAAACACTGGCTGAAGTGATTGTACCGCTGAAGCGATCTTATCCGAAACATTCTGAGCGATGTCGGGAACGGTTCCGAATTTATCTTGGAATGCCTGCTGGAATTCGATGCCATATCGATCGACTTCCTTTGTGCAATTAGCCAAGGTGGTACTGATGATGCCTAGAATATCGGGGAATCCAGAAGAGCCCTTCTTTATACCGTCAAACATGCCATCGAATACGCCACTGATGGATTTACCAATGGTTTCAACGACAGTTCCGAGTGACGAGAATGCGGCTTCCCAGATTTTGATAAGATTGGTAACAATCTGAGATTGTCGGACATATGCGGCAAAGGCTCTAGCACCATCAATAACCGATGAAGCGATATTAATGAATACACTGGAGATTTTTCCAGCAAAGCCCAGCAATACGCCGAAGCCCTTAACCACCAAACCAACAGCGCCAAGAAGCATCTTAAACGCTGTCGCAACGACCTTGGTGGCTGCTCCAATAACATTCAGCAACTGAGGCGAAGGCTTCAGTCCTTCGGTAAACTTGCGGAATGCTTCGGTAAGTGCATAAATGGTCTCGCCATTCATGCTCGGCATGACTTCGTCCCAAGCCTTGCCAACCGCCTGAATGATGGTCTTCAGCGAATTCCAAACATTAGCTAGGCCCTGAATGACATTTTCTCGACCGGACATCCGCTGCATTTTCTTGGCGAAATCATCAGCGGAAATACTGCCATTTTGAAGACCTGCATTAAGCGCATTCAGTTGGTTGATTTGCTCATTGGTTATGCCGAGATTCTGTTTCTTAGCATCGTCATAGCCGTTGACCTCTTGGGTCAATCGATTAACGCTATCTTTCAGAATATTAGCGTTAACCCATCCCTTTCGCAGCGATTTCTCAAATGAGCCGTATTCCTGAATGGCCGCGCTTGCTCCGGCACCGGCTGCGTCTCCGGTCTCCTTTAATATATCGTTGAATCGCTGGGTATCGACGATTCCTTGATTCACCAGTTGCTTGTATCCTGACGAGAATCCGGAAGACAGTAGCTGGTTTCGAGCCTGCGATTGGGCGTTGATGATGTTGCTGATTTCGTCGGAAACACCGGTCCATAGATCCTTGGCTTCTTCGAAGTCGCCAAACAGAATTTGCATGGACTGTGACCAACCAGATCCGACGGCTTCCTTGGCGGTATCGATAAGCTGCGAGAATGTCTTGACTTTGGTCGCGGCTTCCTGAGCGGTTTGAGCGAGCTGAACCAGTTGTCTCGCTTCTTCCTCGGTGTAACCCTTGGAGACGAGCGACTGAACGGCCTTCTCGACATCAGTGATATCCATCGCCAGGATGTTCAACGACTGGGTCAGAACATCAGCAGTCAGCCAGTTTTCAGACAACGAATCTCGGAACGATCCCTCTGCTTCGATATACTTCTTAGCACCAGTTCCGAGTTTTTCAGAAGTCTGAATCAACAGATCCTGGAATACCTGGCCACCCATACCGGCGTTGACGACGGAGTTCCAATCCATCAGCCTAATGGTTCCAGTAGCCAGAGCCTGGGATAGCTGATACATAGCAGTCGAGGCCTGAGCAGAACTTGAACCAGAAATGGCTGCGAGGTTGGCAATACCCTTGATCGAATTCACTGAAGTCTGAAGATCAACACCGGCAGCTGTGAACGTACCGATGTTCCTCGTCATTTCAGTAAAATTATAAATGGTCTTATCGGCGTAGGTATTGAGCTGATTCAGAGCAGTATTAACCTGAGTAAGGTTTGCTCCCTCTTTCTGGGTATTGGCAAGAATGGTCTGAACCGAGTTCAGCTGAGTCTCATACTCTTGGAAACCGCTACGAATGCCTTCAGTCAGATTACTGGCAAGTTGCATACCATACGTAGCTGCTTTGGCTGCAAGATTGCCCATGGCGACAACGCCGATGGCCTCAAGAGCCTTGAAATGCGGTTGAACAGCATCGAGCTGCTCGCCGATAGGAGTGGCCTTGAAGGTGTTCACGCTGTCCATCAAGGAATCCCTCATAGAAGAGATTCCCATTTTGACGTTTTCAACACCCTTCTGAATTGGGCTCAAATCGACACGATTGGCCACATCATTGATACCGTCGATTGCATCGACAGTCTGTTGAATGCCAACGGTATTGGTGCCAATCTTTCCGATTGCAGAGTTTGCTTCGGCGGCAGACTGCTGCACCTGATCGGACATCTTGTTTGCAGCGGATGTGACACCGGTTAAATTGACGTTATCGGAAGCGGCGCCAATCTGTTGAACGCTCTTCTGAGCGTTCGAACCCATCTCAGCAAAGTCGTCAGCTGCTTTGGACGTGGCTTTGCCGATATCCTTCTGCATATCAGATGCAGACTTTGAAACGTTATCGAACTTGACTTTTTTGGCAGCTTTATCGAGCTCTTCAAACGACTTAGTGTCACTGAATTTGAATGCTTTCTTGAGCTGCTCCAAAGCCTTGGTAACACGAGATACGCCTTGCTGCAAGGACGAATCGTCCATGGACAACTTGACCACACGTTCATCAATGTTAGCCATTAGTCACCAGCCTCCAGGCTTCATCAGCCAATTGATCGAATGTTTTTGCAAGCGCCGGATTGATATAATCGCGTCCAGCGACGTATCCACCAGTTCCCGTGCCGTGTCCATACTGAAGAATAATGGCGATGTTCACGCCATTATTGACATTAGAATTGGTAAAGACGATTTCGGATCGATGTTTCGACCTATGGACCTCATACCCCCAGGCAGCGGCTGTCGCGCCACTATCAACAGGTGTGGCGTTGGACAAAGCATCAACGCCTCGACGTCCGATTCGATCCAGTACTTTGAGATATCGTTGTTCTTTGATGTTAGTGATAAAATGATCAAGGCCACTGAAGTCGCCATTGACCTCCACCCTGATACCCGTCATGACTAACCTCTTGTGTTAAAACGTTTACGATTCTCCGCAAGGATGCGAGCACGTTCGGCTCTGTTGTCTTTGGCACTCATACGATTGTGTTTATCGCCCTTCGAATTTTCCACATCGATAAGACGTATCAATGTCAACAAACGATTGATATGCCAGTATTGAGCGCTCCAATCAATGCCTCGGGCAGTCATCGCGGCGTAGATGGTCTCAGAAGACGTGAACGAATTGACATGGGTTTTCGTTTCGCGTCGATCTTTGATCACCGTCGCGGTATGAGGATCAGCAATGTACTCCTGAATAGCCCGCCTATCGGCATCGGTCAAGCGAAAATATAAAGAAAGGGCATGTTCAGAATCCTGATCCATGCACCAAATGTAATAATTGCTCTCCTCTTCGGTTTTGGATTCCTTGGAGAAGAACGGTTTCTTAAATTTTGATTCCCATTTTGAGATTGCGACAAGGTTATGCTCGAGCTTAAGGGTTATAGCGGGAGCCGCTGCAACAAATGTTCCAGTGTTCTCGTCATAGCCTTCAACCCCTGGAAGAGTAAGCTCGAGCATAATCATTCCTTACTTAACGCGAAGACGCTGACCCGGATAGATAAGATTCGGATTCGCCAAACCATTCAGATCACGAATGTGCTGCCAGCTAGTGCCATAACGAGCGGCAATAGCCGACAAATTGTCGCCAGATCGAACGGTATAGTATTCGGCTGACGGCTGAGGCGATCCTCCGGAAACCGACAACACCTCACCCGGATAGATCAGATTCGGATTACCGGAATGGAAACCGCTGATCTGAGACTGAGCCACACCGAGCTTGGCGGCAATGCCAGACAGAGTGTCTCCAGGCTGAACAGTATACGTACGACCAGGAGATGCCGGCTTGGCGAGCTTCTGATTCACCAACGCCTGAACGGCGTCATAACGACCGCCGAGCTTCTGCTTGCGAGCATCGCCGTCACCGAATTCACCACGAATCACAGCATTGGCGAGATCATCATCGGAACGTCCGGCAAGCGGATCGGAAGGCTGTGAAGGAGGAACATTCGAAGCGTTTCCACCACCGGTCACATACTTATCGTACGTGGCGCCATCGCCGTAGAACTTATTCAAATCCAGATTTCCGCCGTAGCCGGGAAGACGACCGGTGGAAGAATACTGGCGAATGACACAAGCGTAAGCACCTTCATTCCACGGAGTACTCTGATAACCTGTAGGATTCATATTCGCATACTGAGCAATCCACAGCCCACAGTTCTGACGATTGGCAACAGCGGCAACCTGAGCATAGCGAGAGGCCTGCACATAAATGATCGGAGGAATACCAGTACGAGCCTTCACCTGAGCAACGACTTGTTCGAGATAACCCTCGTTGCCCCAAGCGGAATTCTCATTGGATTCCCAATCAATGCAGAATAGACCTTTTCCAACCCAATTGGCACAATTATCGACGAAATAATTGGCTTCGGCGACGGCGTTGCCGCCGGAGACGTAATGATAGACGCCGAAACGTTTTCCGACCTGACGTGCCTGCTCAACCTGTCGAGCGCAGTCAGGAGAAACGTATCCGGTGCCCTGAGTGGCCTTTGCAATAACGAAATCGGCAGGAACGGCGGCAAGATTGATGCCAGCCTGCCAATTCGAAATATCAATACCACAGAGAGTCATGATAGCTCCTTTCCGTTATAATGGTCAGGCCCTCTGAAAGATGGTGGTCAAGAAAACGTGTAGCATCAATTATGGCTAATGTTGTTATCTTCCAGAGAGTCTGACCACCATAAAGGTGGCCAGGAAGAATTGCTTCCTATTTTGAACGACTCATCACAGAGTGAGTGCGTTCGGTTCGTCGACAGCGAAATCGGACAATTCGGCAGTGTGAGTTCTGCCACCAGTGGCGGACTTGAACATGCTGATCACTTCGGCGATCGTAGGCAGAGTCGGACTAGTAGTGTCAGTGCCACGTCCGTACAGCTTGTCTTCGAGTGCCTTGAGCTTGGCCTTATCGACCTTGGTGGAATCGATAGTGACCTGAGCAGTTGCGGTCAGACCATCGACACCGACTTCGACTGGATCGGTGCTGATCTCCCAGCTCAGGGTCTGAGCCTCCGGAGAATCATTGACGGTCGCGTATTCGCGCTCGGACGGGGCTGCGGTGGCACCATAGATCAGATGCAGCTTGTAGCCGAAGTTGATACCAGCGGTGTCGTTGCCGACCTTGGTTCGGTACGAGAAACCGAACTTGCGACGAGCCTGCTGACCAACGGTAACGCCCTCAACCGGAGTGGCCTGACCATCACACGGAGCGAACTCCGGCGGATAAGTGAAGGCCTCGATGGTGGCACCGAATTCCTCAGCGGAAGTCAGAGTCAGATACTTGATGTTGTCAGCGTACTGAGCGGACGCTTCAGCGCCGGAAGGCGATTCGGTGACTCCAGTCAGACCATTCCAAGCGACGCCGGCATCGTAGCCGCTGCCGTCCTCCTTCATGACGAACAGAACACCATGATCGACGCCAGTCTCATACGTACGTTCGCCGGTCTTATCCCAAACAAGAGCTGCCATGGGATACTCCTTTCAGAAATAAATGACAAATGAATCGTGATGCAGATTTTCAGTGACGTAATGCCTGTCGAAGAGACATTTCGGAAGCATCGCGACTCTATCTGGTATGGATGAATCGGGATCTTTTTCGATGACAGTCACCTGGTAACGCTTCTCATAGATGTATGGAGCGTCATCAGCGAACTGTGTATCGGCACTCGTCCGTTCATAGACGATTGCAGGATATTCGATTCTAGACGGGGGCTGAAAATACACATGCCCCGAGAAATTCGGTGTTACATTGCGAACATCATCGGGAAGTGCCTCATAGGCTTCACTCATGAGATTCTCAAGTATCTGTTGTAGCTCCTCACGGGGTCTGCTCATGATACTCACTTCCCAGTTGCAATATGACACGAGGACGCTGGATCTGAACTGATGTGATTTTCCACAATCCGCCCATCCAACGCACATAACGCAACGCTTGCAGATGATCATTGAAATACGGGTCCAAGATGATCGATATCGATTGATCCAATCGCATCGGTTCATTCACCTCGGACCCTGTATTCCAACGAACGGTATTGCGAATGACAGTGCCTGTGTACTGTCGTTCGACAATTTCATCTCGATATACACCGGGAGCCGTCTTCACCTGTTCCGCGAATCCTACTGCTCCAGCGAATCGGGCCATTGATCACCCTTATATCAAGCGGACTGTGCGGGAAGCACTGCCTTACCGTACTTGCGAGCCTTGCCACCGGCAGTCAAGTCAACCACGGAGACGACCTGACCACTGGTTCCGGTGACCTTTTGTCCTGCGGTGAACGCAGTCCATTCGGAAGTCGTCACCGTCTGATCATACGTGATCGTCGGAGCGGCATTCGCAGCGGTCACACGATAATACCGAGTGTTACCTGCTTCAACGTTAGGAGTCACCGTCACCGAATATCCGTCGGCTCCAGGTGTGACGCCAACAGTCAAGGTTCCAAGCGTCGGCGCGGTAACCGTGATCTGAGCCTCACCGGTCACCTTGCTACCATCCTGAGCGGAAGCCACGATATGGGCAACGCCGGCGGTCTTTCCGGTCACCACACCGGATTGCGACACGGTAGCAATAGTCTCCTGCTTGGAAGACCACTTGATAATTTGATTGGTTGCATCGGTCGGGGTGATTGTCGCCCTGAGCTGAGTAGTGCCTCCAATGGCGATCGACTGCGTGGAAGGAGCGACCGCGATGGCGGTCACCTTCTTGTCAGTCGATTCAGGAGGCGTCACGCTTTTGGGGCTGCCTCGATCACGATCGCGGACTTCGGCTTAGTCAGAGCGGCGGACATACGGGTCTCAATCAGGTACCTGTACTGGTTGTAATCGATGTCGAAGTTGTCGAACGAAGTCACATCGCCGCCACGATCGGTGCCGACGGTGTAATCGCGAGGATCAACGATGATGGCCTGAAGGGTGTTATGGTTCTCCAGCTCGAAGTTCTCAAGCAGCGGAACCTCAACAATCTTCTGAACGCCAAGTTCGAAAGCCAGAGCGGTATCGGAATCGTACAGACGACGGCCCATCTGATCACGCTGCACGGCGAAGCTGGCATGCAGGGTCGGGGAAACGAACGCGGTCAGATTGCCGGAGCCCATGTAACCGACCTTGGACTGACGGATACGGTCGACCAGAGCGGTCTGGGTTTCATCGGCCTTGCCCACGGAATGCATCACATACAGATCATCGTCGGAAACGATCGGACGAATGCATTCGGTGTTGATGTGGTCCTCAGCGGAAACTTCACGACCGTCACCGATAAGGAATGCACGAGCGACTTCCTCATCGAGCTGGATACGCATTTCACGCATCAGGAAGTTCACCACGGAGAACTCGGTGATGTCGAGCACGTCATCACGGTCCACTTTCTGCTTCTTGTAGACGGTGGTCGGCGTGGTCTGACGCTTGTACGCCGTAATCATTTCATCGAACTTGCGATGGTTGTTGTTACGATCAAGCGTGAAGCCCTTAGCACGAGCCTCATCCGGAGTCAGGTCGACATACGCAGACTTAATGCGAGTCCACGGAACCTTATGGACGCCGTTCAGAAGACCAGCCACCCACTCGGTGTCGCGCTTGTACAGATCGGGCTCAGTGCGCTCGGCGCGGGCATCCGGGAAGAACACGTCGATGCTCTTGATGCCGTAATTCTGGGCATGCTGAAGCACGAACTTCTGAAGAGAGCCGGACGGATCGCGCTGAGCAGCTCGGAAGAAGTTCTCCTGAGCATGGGCGAAATCAGTAGCGCCCTTCACACCTTCAGAATGCATAAAGCTCTGATAGTCATCAGAGTGCTCGAAAGACGTAGCGCCTTCGGTAGCATTGTGTTCGAAGATATTCATTTCATCTCCTTCATCCGCCGACTGTTCGACGGTTTGCTGTTTATTGGATTGTTCGCCCTCGGTCTTGGCCGATGTGGTCTTACCCTCATTCAGAGCCATACCGACAAGGCCTTCGACAAGCGCCTTCTGCTTATCGTTCAGACTGTCGTAGACCTTCTGAGGATCCTCGTCATCCGATACAGAATCGGATTTGTCCGAATCAGTTTCTTCGGATTTTGCGGTTTGTTTGGCAGAACTGTCGGAAGCTGGTTCATCCTCTTTCTTGTGCTTCTCCACATTCGCATCTGCGTGAAGCACTTCATTCAGAGAATCTTCAGAGAATACCTCCGAAGGATCTCCAGACTCATCACCTTGTTCGATCTCGCACAGGAAATTAGCGCTGATCGAGGACGGATCCTCAAACGAGTCACCATCATCAGAATGACGAATCACATTATCAATAGTCGCCTCTGGGTTAGCCCCAGCAAAGACCAACGACACTTCACGGATCTTACCATGAAGCACATCGGCTCCTTCCTGGACTACCTTATTGGCCGCAATGGACAGCGACATCATATCGCCATGTTGAATGATGCCACGAGCAGCCTTACCGGCATCGGTATCATTCAAATAGCCATATGCATAGACTCCATCATCACGGTTTTCCAGCAACGCCTTACCAATCACGGAAAGCGGACTGGTATGATCGTGCTGGAACACCAGAGGAACCACGGTGCCATCCTGATCGGCAAACGCGTCTTTACGAATTACTCGGCCATCGGAGCAAAGAACATCGTTCTTCGTAGCGTAGCCACTGAAATCACTCTTAAAGCCATCAGCCATATGGATCACTCCTTTCTTGAATTGATGTTATTTCTTCGTTCTAGACTTTTTCTTCGTCTGAACAGCTTTGGTCATCGAAGCATCGGAATAGAGTTTATTAATTTCACTATCCAGAGCCTTCGAATAATCAGAACGAGTCTTCTGCGCAAACTCGATATACTTCTTCTGAAAATCGGCTTTCGCTCGAGCGTTGTCTTCGCGCAATCCTGCGATCTTCCGTTGAATCTGCTTACCGAGCGTCTTCTTCTTTTCAGGAGTGAGTTGTTTCATTTGCAATTGCAACTGACGAATCTGATTGGCCATTTCCACTGAAGATGAATAAATCTTTTGATTCCGATTACTCTGTTCCTTCTTGAGAACCGAATCACGTTTCTCTCGGATTCGTTTGGTAATATAAGCTTTCGCTTGCTTACCTTCATCATTCAATGTCTTGCCTTGAGTATCATATCCTTTGAGGTGTCTAGTCTTCATGTAATATTCATGAGCTTTGACTGGATCATAATACTTTGATGCGTAGTGTTCAAACGATTCGGTCATTCCAGTTCCTTTTCAAGATCTGCAAGATCGGCATCATTCTTATCGAACGCTGCTATTTCCGCATCGTATCGTTCCTGAGTCATTGGTTCTTCGTCAGAGCCTTCTGACTGACCTTCATCCGTAAGACCGGACATATCTGATCCGGAATCGGCCTTGTTGAGGTTCTTGTTACGAAGCTCATCGGCAGCAGGATCGTCGACTCGAGACATGCCGAGAACCGAACGGAATTCGTTCGAGGTCATGATCTCGTTTCGTGTGAACTTATCGGCGAGTTCAGCAATCTGATCGACCGGAGCCAGCTTGAACGGATCTCGGAAGAATTTAATGGTCTGTCCTTGAGATCGAGCGGTCTTCGTAAGGAACTTGGCGTTCATCGCATCACAGATCGACGAGATAATTGGTTCAATCGTGCGATTGTGATAGTTCAGCATTTCCTCAGCAGTAGCGGTGCCATTAGCAATGGCTTCCGATACACCCAATTGACCGTACAACATGGTTGTCAGGTATTTGATCTGTTCGAGAAGATTATTCTCAACAGATCGATTCAACTGGGTAATATGTTCAGTGCCATCGGTATAGGCGATGCCATACTTCGAACCAGTGAGCTGCTTTTCGATTTCGGAACGACGACGTTCGGCTTCCTTACGGCGAGCATCAGACTTGATCGTGTATGGAAGCTGAAGAATCAAATCCAATTTTCCAGAACTGGATTGATCATCAATCGCATCCAAAAGATTAAGTTTCCGAATCAATCGCTGAAGCGTCGAATTCGGTTCATTCATGACCGAGTATAGCGGATTCTCGACGATTGCAACCCAGGTCTTGGGAAGAACAAGTTCTTCTCGTTGACCGGAGATATCGTTGTATACCGATACTCGAACATACTGCGGCATCCAAGCAATGATCCTGCCAACCCTTAGTTCGTAAATGTCATATGAACCGGATGAGTTTGGGTCATCGGACATCTTTACCGGAACCGCCGCCGCAACACCATCATCGAACATCGTGGTTGTCAAATCATGAATGAACTGACGACCGGTTTGATCGATATTGGCCGCAACGTTGAGACAATCATCCAAAGGATCCTTGATTTCCTCAATGTATTGGCCTTGAGTATCCAATCGGCAATGTCGAATTGTCAATGTCGACACGTCAAGAGCAACCCTATTATACAACGCCGAAACGATAGATCGTTCGTTTCCACCGGTGAAATAAGGCCGATCCGGATTCAACGAATATGATTGTCCAACGTTTGGAATATACTTTCCTGGAGGAGTCGAAAAAGCATTCCAGAATTTGCTGATTCTTGTTAATGCGGTAGCCATGTCAGTTCATCACCTTCTTTCGAACGGCTTTAGCAACGAACTGGTTGTTCAACGGCTTCTTTCGAACGGCCTTAGCCGCAGGCATATTTGAAACCCATGATTCTGGAATTAATTTCTCCAATCCCAGAGCCTTGGCGCGTTGTTTGATCCACGCTTTGGCTTTCTCAGGGTCTTTGGAGCGACCATATGAACTAATGGCATTCTTCAAATCTTTTTCGTTACGAATTGGAAAGCTTCCATCAGGAAGTGCCTCACCTTCCCGCGAAAGTTTTTTACGAAGAGCAGCCTTAAATTCAGCCATGATTCACCTCCTTACTCGAATGCATCTCGATTGTTCTTGAATGCGATGAAAGCATCCATCATTGCGGCAACGGCATCGATCTTGTCTTCACGACGAGCCTTGTATAGCTTTCGATTACCGTTGGTATCTTCCAATGTCATACAATTGGCCATGGTGAATGACATCAATGATTCATCAAACAACAAACGACGATCTTCAGCAAGTTTCTTCAATTCACCAAGCGGAACGGATTCCGTCTTGGCTCCTTGAATGACTTTCTCAATGGCGAAAGCACCATTGTCTTGAGTCCATCGTTCAACGAATCGTTTTGCATTGTACGGATCATAACCGAATGCACGAACATCATACTGGCAATCAATGATGTGTTGATCGAGATCATCGTATACCAGATCCATGTCAAGTGTGGTTCCTTCCATGATATGCAAAGAACCTTCTCGAATGAATTCCTCATACTTCTGACGAGCAGCTGTGGGAAGTTTTGTCAAGGTATACTCGGAAATGTAATTTCGAGTCTTGATTCCGAACACTTCACCCCGCAGTGGGAACATGAAGGTAAACGAACAGAAATCGTCGCCTTGTGAAAGATCGGCACCGAGTGCGCATGGTAATCCCCAGAAGTCCTTCTTGGTATGCGGAAGTGTTTCCTCATACGTAAAGAAGTAGGTATAACCTTCCATAGGGATGCCAAAACGTTTAGCCAAAATATCATTACGATTGGCCGGTGCTTTCTCCGCACGTTCGACATCATTCTGTAGCGTTTCATACGTTACGGTAATGCCAATGTTCGGATTCGATTTCATCCAAGTTGAAGGATCGGCGACCTCTTTGACATCATCCTGTCGATAGTAAAATATCGAAGTGTGAAAGTCCTGATACTCGCCTTTCAGAATACTCATAAGCTCAAGCTTGATGGTATCACCGACCGAATTACGGACGGTGCCTTCAGACGACGTCGCTACGATCAGCCAATCGGAACCGCCTCTATCGGATTGCTCTTTAGAAGCGCCTTGGGCCAATGCACCGACAACATCTTCACGAGTATCACCAGAAAGCCACTCGTCAACAGTAGCGATCTTAGGTCGAGCGCCCTGAAGTTTATCGATGGACATCGGACGAACTTCGACAAGACTGTTCGTCGGAAAATATTGAATACCAACTTTTGTCGACGCCAGCATGACCTGATTGCCAGTAACACCACCGCTTCGTCCTGGGAGTTTCCCCTGCGTCATCATCTTAATCGCCGGTCCTGGAGCTCGCTGAATAGCGGTACGAATCGGTGACATGATCTCATCGGCAAGTTTCATAGTCGGTGCCACGACGATGCCAGTAGTGGTATTCGGATCGCACAGTAGCATGTATGCCTGCAAGCATGTTGCATACAATGACTTGGCATTACCACGAGAAACAATCAAATACTGTCGATTGATCAAACGCTTTTTGATGCGTTTGGTGACATAATGGCCTCCAGGACGATCGGTATTCGGAATATAGACCGATCGGTCCACAAAATAGTACCATCCGAAAATCTGCTCGCCCCATAACTTGAACGAATCAAGCAAATGAAGCGGAGAGCCATCGGTCAACACAAGTTCGTGTTCGCAGAAATTCACCCAATGCTCGACAGCGGTATCATCATAGTAAATGCCAGGATTTGCGATCATGGCATCTATACGATTCATCTCCATCGAGATTTCACGACATACCGGGATTTCACCCGATATCACTTTCTGACGAAACTCACCATAGTATCGCGGAGTCGCAGTGTTTGACAGTGTCATACGCTACTTCTTTTTCTTTTTCGACTTCGCATGTCGTGGTGTGGAAGGCGCGATCTTGCTTTCAGCATATCCTTTGAGAGCCGTCTTAAGATAATCTTTAGCGATTTCTTTGCCCGCATCAATGGCCATGGATTTTCCGGTATCCAACATGAAATGAATGAATTTCTGGCCTTTGGATCGCGATTCCTCTTTCTGCTGAGCCGTCAATCGATTATAATTGGCTATGGCATTGGTTCGATTCACCCAATCGTTAATCTCTTGAGTTGACATATCCTGAACCTTCATGCGAGAAAGCCGCTGATATTTCTCATGGTCGGATTCTTTGCGAACTGCCTTGGAACTTTCGGATGAATCTTTCCTAGGCGCCTGAGATCCTTCAGTTGATTCCTTACCGGAACTCTTGTCGGAATCGCCTTCCCAATCCTTCTTGCCACGAGCGGCTTGAAGTTCCCTAGTTGAACGGCGACGACCCCATTTCATACCAAGAATGCCGAAATGTTCAAAACATTGCTCGACCGGATCAACGGCCTCAATATCGTTATCCATCGAATGCTCCTTCTGCATTAACATTCAATCGCCATTCAAGCTCTTGAATTTGCTTTTCCATAGATTGCACGAGGAATGAATTTGATGGAGGATCAAACAGCAGTCTGGTCTTGAGATAGATATAGGTTTTGATCCCGTTGAGTTGTGACACATCTACTGTAAGATCCTCCCAGACATCACTCTCAGAAGCGATCTGAAATCCGTCCGATGGACCAATACCTAACTGATGCAGAGTCATCAATGCCGAATTGATATCGATGATAATTTCCGGATCAAAACCGTTAAATGTTTCATCGATGCCAAGCATCTGCTTGATTGTGTTTAGGATCGAAGATTGCAATAGCGTACCCATTGATCCTCATTTCACTCTGACGGTAACATCTTGTTCGAGATGTTCGTCGTTGATGTCATAACTAAAACGTAACGTGTATACGTTGTTGGCGATCATCGGTTGGATCTTTGCTTTCAACACCGTGTAATCGCTTCGAATCGCTTGTACTTCGCAATCACCAGAAGCCTCGATAGCATCACCGTTCATAAGAGACCACAGCGCATTGGTGACCTCAAACGGATGACGATCGGTACTGTTGATGGCGATGGATACCCTACGATCTTCTCCGCATAAAAACGTTTCCGATTCAAGCATACGATGACTCCTTCCGGCATCGGCGAACGGCAGGCCGTCTCGCATCAGACGTATGATATACGGATACAAGACAAGCCGGCACTTGGTTTTAGCGTTGCCGATATACTGGATTTTTACGAATCCATCGAAATGGCCTCTAGCTCCTTGATCGTTCTCGGCCCACAACTCCATATGCAACAGATTCGGGGACCAATCACAATACCCATACCAGTAATCCGGCTTGTCTTTTAGGGGTCGCAACGGTATTTCGACACCGTCAACTTCACCCCATACCCGTATGATCATGATGTGATCCTATCAGACGTTGGCACCGGCGCTGGCGTCGGCATCGGTCACCTTGAAGGTGAAGACGATACGGCCGCCGGCATCGACAGTGGTAGCAGACGCATGGACATCGGTGATCACCGGCTTGGTGACATCGATCGTGACGTTGCGAATAACCTGCGTGGTCTTGCCGAGCGAATCGGTGGCGATGATCGTGATGGTATGACGGCCCTCAGTAGCGATAGTGATCGCCTTGCTGAACGACCCATTGACACCGAGAGTGACAGGTTCAGCAGCACCACTGTCGACCTTGATAGTGACCCGGGAGATAGTGACGCCAGTGACAGGTGTAGTAGCAGCGCCTGCAACGGTGATGGTCTTGGAGTTGGTAAGCAGATTGTCCGCCGGAGAAGTGATGTTAAGGGCCGGAGCCGCGGTCGAAATGGTGAAGTTCGACGTAAGGACAGTACCAGCGTTGCCATCGTTATCGGCGAATTCGAAGGTGACCTTATTGGCGCCATCGGGGAGGCTCTTCGCCGTGTACTTGACAAGGGTCTTGCCAGCATCGTCACCGGAACCAGCTTCGATGGTGTATCCATCGGCTTCGCCGGTCTTCAACGGAATAGCAGTGTTGTTCACCCTCAGCTTGAAGCTGGCGTTATTCAAACCGGATCCGCCGTTATCAGACACGGCGATGACCACGTCCTGAGTGTTGGCACCAAGCACGGAACCATTAGACGGGGTACGAATCTGACCCTCAGGCTTGGTCTTCTCGAGAACGCGAATCTTCAGTTGGGCACCATACGTGGGATCACTGGAATTAACACTCGCAGAGTTTCCAGCCTGATCTTCCGCAAAGACTTCGGCCTTGTATACATGATCGGGCTGACCATACGAAGACGTGGCAGGCGCCGTCGCAGTGGCTGTCCACAACTGAGTCTTAGCATCGTAAGTCGCCACAAGTTCCTGACCGTTGAACCGTACGACCGCTTTCTTGATATTAGACATTTTTTTTTCTTTCTAGTAAATCGGTAAACCGAAATTGATCTTCGAACCATGATCATCATAAATGTTGACGTAGTTCGAATCCTTAAGACCATCATCGATGATCTTAAAACTGAATATGATCCGTTGCCCTGATTCCACGGTGTGGGGTGAGGATACGACATCTATGATTTCCATTGATGAACACTCATCCTATGTATGTGGTAATATTTGGCAACTTTCGGCAACGATGCGATCGCCATCTTTTGTATCGAGACAGATCCAAGAAATGTCGCCGGTTTTCACCGTTCGCACTTCCTGTTGCTGATCCCTGGTGACAATCATGAAACTGCACACGATGCCTAGAAGAATCGCTGAGATCAATGCCGACGTTATCGCCGAAACACATGCTACGATCTCAAATGTGGTATGTTTGTTCATGTTCACCTCCATGGTATCATATCGTTCGGAAAACGTTCATGCATGATCCGAAGTTGGTCTTTGTCACCGTAGTGAATGGCATTATGGGTTGCCAGAGAACACGAGATAAGAAACTCTGGATCAAGCATATTACGATCTGCATGTTCGATCTGATCGGGAGTCAATGGATTCATATGATGAATCATGATCTTTCCTGGTATCGGGAAATCCCGATGACCTAGATCAAAACCATTGTCTCGAGCGATGACATAGTCTCGAACATCATACCATTCTTTCGAATGATAGAATCTCTGGTTCATCCATCGTTCGTTACCGAATGTCGGACGAGCGACAGTTCCATTCAGAGCCAGATACTCGAAACGTTCTTCATACGATTCGATACGCATGAGTTCTGAATAAGTTCGAATAATGCCATTCATGATCGAGCCTCAGTGACACCGATCTGGTTCTGGTAGTGGGAACCAAGTTCTACTGATCCATACATCCGATCGACTTTGGTGTTGAGACAAATGAAGCACAACTGACCGATGAGCATTCCGGGCTTTAGCAGAATGGGGAATTGATTCTCATTCTTGATCTCCAAGGTTATGGTTCCTTGAAAACCGGGATCAATGAACCCAGCCGTGACATGCGTCGTCAGACCGATGCGTCCCAACGACGATTTTCCTTCGAAACGACATGCTAGGTAATCTGGGATCGATACTGATTCGACAGTTGATCCAAGAATGAATTCGCCAGGGCGAAGAACATATTCCATGTTGGCGATGTTGATGGTATCCATCGATACGCCGCGTAATTCTTTCGATAAACCGTTAATGATATGCATCGCTGAATCATTAGTCTTCACGAATCGCTTGATTCGTGAATCGAGTCGAACATCATAACTGCACGGCTGCAATTGATCTTCATCGAATGGTTCGATCAAACCGCAATTTGTGGCGAGGCCTCGAATGGTTCTATCCGATAAAATCATTCTTCCACCTCTTCTTCGCCAGATGGCATGATGTAGCCCTGCATGGCTTTGACTGCTTCTTGGAAAAGCTTGGTTTGATCCTCAAAGCTATTGATGGCGTGGGTCTGAGCTTCGATCTTGCGATTCTCATACCGCATCTTCTCCATCTCGAGTTGGTTTCGAGACGAGGCTTGCTTTAAGAAGTGCACTGTCTCTGCCGAGGAAGCGGTCCCCTCTCTTAAACGACGTTCAACAAGATCCATAGCTAGTGCTTCTAGCTGTTGCTCACGTCCTTCCGGAGTTCTTTCTGGAATAAGTGGAGGGGAGATGGGTTCCTCGACCCGTTTGCGACGAGCCATATGGACATCATCTCCTTTTGTTAGCGGATTCTCAACGCTATCGCAGAGTTTTCTAGGGGTATTGGGGAGAATCATGCTCGATCCAAGGAGTGTTTCCACCGTTTTGCAGCGGTACATGTATCGGAAACTAATTCGGAGAGCACCCAACACCCCCGGAGAACCCTACGAGAGCTAAAAAGCAATTCCAAAATATCCCCCGCGGGGTATTTTCG